AGTTTATTCGGGTCTATCATAACAGTTCAAGGATTGAATTATGGCGCAGTTGATTGATGTTGGAAAGGAGTAAATTTTCTTTGATGTGTTCCCACGACCTCCTGTTAAAGTCTGAAAGTAAACCGTAGTTTTCGTTTAAACCAGCCTGTAGCTCGCTGATATTAATGCAGTGATTGTTAAATTCAGGTAAATCTGTGTTACCAAAAAAAGCCGCTCCTGCATAAGTGGCTTCCATCCATGAAATATTCGACTTGCACTTATTAAACTCATTATTGGCTAATGGGAAAATCATCACGTTTGGATTATAGTCCAACAGGGATTCAAAATACTGCAACGTGTCAACTGGGTCTTTCCGAATATAATTATTACCGCATCTCATCTCCAAATAAGTAAAACAATGCCCCCAGAAATTAAATGTCCAGTTCTGATTTGAATTGATAATGTCTATTAGCTGATGTGCTCGCTCATACAAATCTTCTTCATGGGTTGTTCCTCCACGCCATAACACATATTTAGTATTTGTATTAAATGATTTTTTTTCTGCTACTGGGAAAAGATAATCATTATGAGCGTTGGGAATAACAACCGTATTTTGATTAAATTTATAATAAGCGTTCTTTACACCCTCTGTTGTCACCCACACCGCGTCTGCCATTCTAAGACATTTCAGTATGTTAATCTTCATATCCTGATAAAACCAAAAGGTAGGGTTATACTGGTTAACCTGAAACAGATTATCATCATAGTCTATGATTATTTTACAGTTAGCCCGATTTGCCAACATTATCATATTCACATGGTCATTGTTGCAGGGGCGGTGCATGATTAAAACAGCACCAGCTAAATACGTAGACCAGTTGAAATCTGTTAAATGAGATATATTTATAATCTCGTAATCCTCATTGCCTAAATACTGTAGTACGCCGCCGCAACGGTAAAAACTGGTATTGTCAGCCTCCATAGGGGCAAAATAGTAGACTTTTTTCTTCATATCTTAAAGTAATCCCGTAGCCAAAATGAAGCAATGAATGCAAATAAATTACGACTATTAAGAGGGCTACGGGAATTTTTTTGATTTCTTACTATCATAATTTATTTGCTGAAACAAACATACCAAAAAAAATTGTTGGTTTTTCGCAGTTACATTTACAACCAATTTACGGGAATATAAACTTTTAAAAAAAAGAAAAAATGGCTATTTTAAAAAGCGTCAATGTAATGCGTGGCCCGGGTTCCAACGCAAATGCTCCTTATCCAGCGTCCTATATAGCAACGCTTGTTTCAGAAGACATGAAGTACCATGCTATAACTGGTGATATACCGGGTGCAAACTCTAAAATCACTGTTACAGTTCAGAATGGAAGAACCCTTAATCGCAGGGATGTTTACTATGTAAACCAAACTGTTGCTCAACTCGACCTGCTAATTATAGCTGGTTAAGCCTGTAGTACCTCAACAGGGGTTATTTCAGGAAATTCAAGGATTAGCTGGAAAGGATTAAAAAACCTTCCGGCTTTTTTTGTTTGATGAATAATGGTCATCGGTACTACAATGCAGTTCGGTTCTGCACGTTTCATCCAAAAGTTAAGATTTGGGGGTGGCATATCCCTGATGGCGGTAAAGCACTCTGTAGGCGTGAAGCGCCTATTGTTACGATAAACTATAGCCGCCTGTTCGCACGCTTGCTGATAAACATGGGTGCAAAGGTCAATCAAATAAATACGGCGCTCATCCTCATTTTTCCAGTAGGGATGAGTGAACATATCATCTATTGTTCCTGCTATGGTCATTTACCTTTTACTTTCAATAAATTTTTGTTTGCCTTTTTTGCTTTTGAACTTGCCTTTCTTGAGGCATTTGCCAATATTTCTCCTGCGTCTTTTTGGGAATAGCCACCTTTTTTGGCTATAGATGATTGAGCCGCTTTAAATCCCATTGATTTATGTTGTTTCATAGTTTATTTCATATAACCCGCTTATATTATTAAATATCACTAATCCTGTTTTAAAAAAATAAAGACCACACCGCTCTAATGATTTATGAGCCATACTGTGAGTAGTGCTGTTTTTAAATACATGCAAATTATCCATTTCGCAATTTTTATTATCCAAATCTATATGATGAACATGCTCATCTTTTTTTAACGGTCGGCCTATTTTTTCAGATGCAACTTTTCTATATATCAAACGATTAGATTCTGATTTATATTCTCTCTTCCAATTATTAAGTTTTGAATATCTTAAAATTGTATTTCTTGAAATATTAAATTCATCTGCTATTTTATGTACTTTTTTATATCCAAACCTATATTCTTCCTCAACATATTTTATTATTTCAGGGTCAATAGAAGTAGGATTCCCATGTGTTTTAATCCTTAATACACCTGCGCACTTATAACTACAAGTTATCTGTAAGCCATTCGGTTTATTTCTTATTCTATATGGGGCAACAAAAAAAGATTTGCTACATATAGGACATATAACTTCAACTTTATGATTTCCCCTTCTATTTACCATTGTGCAATATAAATAAAATTATTGCACAATCAAAAGTGTACATAACTTATTGTTTTTTTTGTATAAAATTAAATTTTTTATTTTGATATATCCAAATCAAATGAGTAATAAATTTTATGTGAGGTAATTTCCTTGTTAAAAATATCTTCGTTTATAGCTATAAAATCCTGCTTACTTTCTTCTCCATCCCATGCTGTCCTTGAAAAGTTATGTCTGCTGCCACTATCTTTGTCTAAGTCCCATGAATAAATATAATCTTCCCACCCATTTACGCTGACGTACCATGATGGCGTAAATCCTGCACGGTGTATTCTCCATGAGTACCCCGCATGTTCATAGCCATACTTTACATACGCTGCATTGATATAGCCGACTTTTTCAATCACATTTCTTGTCAGGAATATAAAACAACCCGTACCTGTTTGATAAGTGTCTATTGTTCTTCCATTTTGTATCAGTTTATTGTGGTCAGGGTGACACAATACGAAATGTTCTATACCTGTTTTTTTGCTGGCATTTATGAAAAAGTCAGCCCATCCCTCTTTAATCGGGAAAGTATCATCATCAAACAGAAATATGTACTGGCAATCATTATCATAAAAGAACTTTATCAGACTGTTTTTGTCTTTGGCAATAGATATTTGGTCTGAATTACACCTGAAAATAGAGTTCTTGGGTCGAACAAGGTCGAGCCTTTTATACCAATCGCTATTTGTTGAGGTGACCCCTATTCCTATCTTGTCCATACAGCTACTCTTTTATCAATATCTGCTTCACCGCGTAAAGCCCAGTTAGCCTTGTCCTGTTCTATGATTGATTCTTTGTCAGGTACGATGTTGACTGACTGACTGCCTCCATTATAATGGTTCGCTATAAGCCCGGCTTTGACTACTGTCTGATAACCCAATCTGCGAAGCACTTCATATGTAAAATAATCTCCCCACCAAATTTTAATATAGTCGTCAGGAATAGGGAATACAATTTCTGCCATTTCACGATTCAGGTGAATAAATACTCCGGGTGTACCCTCTGTCACTACCACATCCTCGATATGACTGCCGTCAGTTGGGATGCAGATTTGAGATTGGTCAAGTTTTTTACTCCATCCCGGCTGCATGATAAGGTCACTATTCATGATGATGAGCGTATCGTAATCTGATTCAAGAAAATAATATATGGACTGATTCCATGCAAAGTTTACATATTCGTTCTTGTCGTTTTCAATAACAGCTATATGTTCCCGTAGCAACACCAGTTTTGTAAGATCGTCAGCATTATTATCAATCACTAAAACATCTGCTTCGCCAACAACACTATCAATAGCCATTTTAGTATGCTCTGCACCGCTTATAACAGGGATAGCGACTAATATTTTCATACTATGCGCCTTAACACTAAAAGACCATTATTAAACTCAAGAAGCAATTCTTGTATCCATTCAGGATGAGAAGACAAAAAAGGATTTAATGCATCCCAAAGACCCCTACCACAAGATAACTCTGCCGATATTCCGGGGTAGTTTATTTCTCCAATATGACCGTATGTAACTACATCATGAAATGCCATAAATTTTTTTGCTTTACCAGCATGCCTTTCTAATTCACGTTCCAATTGTGTAGCGGTGTGGTACGTGTCGAACCATAGCATATCCGTTTCCTCAATATCAGCCTCTAAAACATCCTGTAGCCTGAATTCAAAATCAATTCCAGCGTCTTTAGCCAACTGTTCCGCTTCATCCACTTCCGGGTATCTGCCAATATCATAGCTAACCAAACGCTTTGGATTTGCTGCTAAAAAAGCGTAGGTGCTCGTAGGGTTACGAACGCCCATTTCAGTGCAATGAGCACACTGTTCAGCGTAGGATTTGATGTACGGCAGTAACTGATAGATGTCGGATGTGGTTGCGCATTTTTCTTCGTACTTGTCAAGTATAGGTTGTAAGTTCATATATGGTTTTTTATAAAGTTGTCAATATCTTCACTCAAAAGTAAGTGTGCATTAGCTAATATTCTTTCATCGTCCCAATTCCACCATGCTATTTGCTCTAACTGTAATATCTGTCCTACTGGAAAGCGAAAATAATATTGACAATCGGTTACTACAGTGTATGGCGGCACGTTGCGCCTAACAACCGTTCCCGCACCAATTACAGCCCCGTTGCCAATAGTAACACCCGACATAATTATACAATTTTCACCTATGGTTACGTCATTGCCAACAACAATGTCGCCACGATTTTTAATATTACCCGGCAATCTTCCGTCCAGTTTATTCAATGTAAATGTGGTCACATTTTTTATATTATGATTAAAACCGCAGTCAAATACGTTATTCTGCGCGATACTGGAATAATTACCAACTATAACATCGTTCATATTTCCCCTTAAAATAGGGTCACACGCATAAGAGTGTCTGCCAAGCTTAATCATATTGGTGTTTAATTTGTTCTACTTCTTCTGGTGTAAGGTATTTCCACGGAGAATGAAAACCGAGACTGCCTAAACTAAATTCTGTTTCCACACTGAACTTTTTTGCCGTTTCCTTATCAGGTAAATTGCCATTTAGTGCCTGTAACCCATTACAGAAGAACATATCCTCATTGCCTCCGTTATAAGGAAAATTGTCAATCACTTTTAGCATAGCATCCCGTTTTCTGAGGCTTAAACCACCGTTCATTGCCGGAAATGGGATATGGTAAAGAGGCGCTCCAATAAAATCCCATTCTAAAAATTCCTCAATACCGTGACGTAAAAGCAAACTATCATGCTGAAAAATAAGTACATGGTCACACATTGCTTCCCAAAAGCCTCTTGAGGCAAGTAGTTCGTTATATTCCTGCATAGTGGTCATCGGCTGACTGATGTGTACCATCGACCAATCATCAGGTAAAAACTTAGCGTGTACATCCATTATCTTGCTCACGTCAAACCTGTTTTCAATAATAACTGCGCACTTGGTTATCATGGTATAATATCTGATATAAATAAGCATGCTTTATAAGACCAATGAAAACCGCTTGCGCTTTTATTATATCCTATAACAGAAAATATTCTTTTTCTTTTTATACCGGTTAAACTTTCTAATTCCCATATATTTTTAAAGGAATTTATTAATTTATGGGTTTTTTTATCAAACTGATATATTCTTTTATGAGGCTTACTTGCTTGCCATATTGCTTGTCCAAGACGCATTTTAATACGGGATTCATCAGTATGTGATTTCCGCCACATATTATGCTTTTCTTTTTTTAACCCCTTTTTAAGATTGGTTTCTTTAGAATACTTTTTGCCGATTTGTCTCTGTCTATTAGCTTCTACAACGTCTTTCGACATTTTTTTTCCTAAAAGCCACGGTTTTGGGACTCCCTTCGTTCTTTCAGATCGTTTTCTTTTAGATTCTTCGGAATGTTTAAAACCAAGCATGCTGTTTGCAGTAGGACTTAAGTTGTAGCGAGGCTTAAAGAAATCAATCCATTTTTGTTCTGGAATAGTTAATTCAAATCTTGTTTTTGCCAATGGCAATTCTTCTATAATAGAAAATTCAAAATTCTCTTCACCGTGTTTATTCCATGAATTTTGAAGAATTCTTGAATGATGCTTATTTGCTCTTAATAAATTTTTATGCTTCCAAATTCTACTATTTAAATTTACGGCTGACCCAATGTAAAAATCATTGCTTACTTTATTTATAATGGCATAAATACAAGCTGTATCTATCATTCTATAACCTCCTTATTAAAATTGGGATGATTATGCAATATTTTTGGTAATAAATTTTTATCAAAGTGAGTCGCTGACCAAAGCGACTCAGCTACAAGATGCAACCCTCCTTCAACTACATCTCCCGGTTTCCAATTCAAATACATATCTAACCAACCATCACGTATCTCCGATTTATGACCGTGAACTTGTAATTTATAGCGCATCACCGCTTCACTTTGTGCAGTTGAAAAATGGTATACTTTACATGGGACTACGCCCTCTCCTCCACTGTTATGCAAATTAATATAGCGTATAGGGGTAAAACTGTCGTGACAGGCGTAATTAAACGACTTCCAAAAATTTATAAAACCGCCAAAGCCAATATACCGCTTGTCTGTTTTCGTACATAGGTCTAATGCAATAGATAAATCTATTGGGTCAAAAATCTCATCAGCGTCAAAAGCCAAAATCCCATCATATCCGTCTGCAAAATTTAAAATGTAATTACGGTGGTCGCCCTCTGTACCTGCATTTATTTTATACCATTCCACTTTTGGGCTCGCGGCTATCGCAATATCATGAAGTTCTGTTTCAGTCTCAGGGCAAATAGCATCCGTTCCAAATCCGTAACTGGGTTCATTAGTGTATAGGATAATGATACGCTCCACAAACGGTTCAACACTTTTTATGGCATATGACAGGTATTCTTTCCCGTATAAAAGCGGACAATAGGCGATTATGCGTGTGTTTTCCATAGAGATATTATATTGCTTGCCATGTGTGAAAAAGTATAGTTGTTTAAAGCCAATTGATGACCGTTTTCTCCAAAAATCATTAATAATTCTGCATCATTAATGATTTTATCAATTTCTGATTTTAACTCATCAAGTGTATTCCAATAGTCTACCCTGCACAAGTTTCTTGAAAAATCAATTTCAATCCCTTTATATTGATGGCTTAACACACAGATACCACTCCCAAGCATACGGAACATCCGATCACTGGTATACCTGTCGTAATCAAAGTGTGACAGGTTAATCCCGATCTTGGCGTTCCTGTAAATACAGGCCTCCCCATATTGGTCACCCATGTAATTACCGCTCTCAAATCCTCCCCACCCTGAACCGTACACACCGAAGTTATCCCCATAATGCATCTTTAGAAAAGATACCATTTGCTGCCTCATTTCAGATAAGGGAAAACCACCGCAGTTGTTCCCCATAAAAACTATTTCAGGTGAGGGGTATTTTTCACCATCGGGCTTATAAATTTCGGGATCATATCCTATCTGTAAAAATTCTGACTGATAGCCCAACGCTCTCATTGTGGCTACATCTTCCTCATTTGAAAAGCAGGTTAAATCCACTCCCCAAGATTCCATATCAATATAAAATTGCGGCAATGGACTTCTGCAATCTCCTGACCAGTTGATGGTATACGCGCCCGTTGCCTTTATCGCCTCAATAGAGGCTTGTGTGATGCCAGTGGCTTGTATTTGAATAAATACCAAGTCAGGGATAAAATAAGTCAATACATCGGCTATTCTGTGGTTTAAATCAGGTTCAGCAACTGATATTTCTAAATATCCGTCACAAACCGTTCGCATCGCTTTAGTAAATCCGTTATCTTCGCCAACAGATGCCATGCACCCGATATAAAGTATATTCATAATGATGTAGGTTGAACAAGTAAATATGGGTGTGGTATCGGTTCTGTCCCATGCCATGCCCTGTGGTCGCCTTTATGCAGGTGATAGGTCTTCACCGTCCAGCTTGGGTTAGATATATTATACCCGGCTTTCTGAATCTCAAAAGCTAAACGGTTGTCAACACCGGGAGTTCCAATTTTAAAATTATAATTCCCCGGCTTTATACGGCCTCTAAAGCACCACGTATCCTGACTATCCGACCTATCCATAAAGGTTGCATCCTTAACCATTATATTACCAAACTTGACCATGTTATCGCTATTCATTTCCCACCTTGTCAATGCCCAGCAATCATTTTCAGTAAGCAATAATTTTATTATATCTATACCCTCCTCGTCAAAATAAATATCACTGTTTGCCACAATATTTATATCATCATACCCCGTAACCTCATTTACCCAGTCAAATAACTGCTGCATTGTAGGACGGCTGTCTATCCATCTCATTGAGACATTTTTTTCAGGCATCGAAACATTATGTGGCTTCATCTCATTCATAGCATAAATCATATCAATAAACTTACATGATTTGTTAATCAAATGAACATGATACAGTTCGTTTTCCCTGTCTGCATCATAGTAATAAGTTGTGAATAGATTTACCATATAAAAAAGTTATTCCCGGCAACCAAAAATTGAAATGCAGTGGCGAACGAACAGATGAAAATCTGGTGTACCGGGAAATGTCTTTGCTTAATTATTTTCATCGTTCGTTCGCTTTGATAAAGGTAAAAATCATAAGTGACATTACCAAATACTAATTTTCTATTTTATTAAATTTGCCTATCCATTCTTCTTTTAATTCAGCAAGCGTTGATATATCAAAATTTACATCCCTTTGAACAGCGTCCAAATACGATTCCAATAATTCAAAATACAATTGTTTAAACTTTTCCATGTTATTTTTAAAGATAAAAAAACGGGTTCATTTCTGATCCCGTCGGTGATGTTTTCTTTTCCTCCTGCCCTCAAAGATGTCAATTTCTATAATCTCTATCTCTATGCAGCCGGGGTTGCGTTTGGGAGTAACAAGCTGATACCAGTATGGTTTTCAGGGTCACTGGCTAAAGCGTTATTGATCGCTGTTGCCTGTTCGGCTGTCAAGGCTTCCAGTTGATTAATGAAGCTTACGTTTGCCAGTTCTGCCTGTGCCTCAGTAAGTGCTTCCTGATCGGTTTGTAAGGCTGTTGCCTCCTGCTGTACCTGTGCAGTAAGTGTGTCTACTTTGTTTTGAAGTGCGGTGCTATCCATGATTTTTTTTATTTCAAATGTAATTAGTTTTTACTTTAAAGTTATATCAATGATTTTTTTTAAATTAAACCGATTTTTAAGCCCGTAAATCAATTATATATTCAAAGTTGATACATACTACCACCGTATGGGTTAAAGTGGCACTCGTGGTCTGTAATGAAGCCATACGGTATATTCAGCTTCCATTCACTTATCCGTTTAAACTGGTTCATATTATCAGAGAATATAAATTGTTCATTTGAATCAATCAGTTCCTTTACAATTTCAGTAACATCCCCGGCAGAAGTAATTACTGAAAACCATTTACCCGTTGGTACTGACTTTAATTTTTTTATTGTTTCTATCATGGTTTAAAATGCTAATTCATTATTTTGTGAATTAATTGGGTCAAAATTGTAGTTTGGTAATAATTGCGTTGAAAACTCTATTTCTGATTGTGGCTCATCCGGCATTAGCCAATTTGCATTATCGTAATTATCCAATGAATTAAAACGGCTATTGTTCACATTATACCTAACTTCTACCATCCCCTGATTTCCCAAATGGTTATACTTCATTTTCTGAACATGTATCTCACTCAATTCAGTTTCGTAATTCCTGTAAAATGTTATGCCAATGTCTGGTTTATTGAACCAGTTGCTTGATCCTGATATATCGTAAAGGTTTGGTATTTCAAATTGCCCTGTCTTTAAATTTTTCCTGATTTTTGTAGGATGAGCAATGACTATTGAAAATATGCCGTGGCGCTGGCTGAACCTGATTATTTTATCCAGTTGTTTTGAAATGTAATTTGTTTCAGTGTCGCCTTTATCCTGATTATGCTCTAATTTATTCCAAGGGTCAAGCAAAAATCCCCTAACACCGTACTTAACGACTAAACTTTTTGCTTTTGATAAAATATTATCCAGTGTCACGTCATCATCTTCCGGCTCTATAAAAAAGAAGTGATCGTTTATAAATTCTTTTGCTACTAACTTTTCTTTATCGGTGAATCTAACGAATTTACGTACCCTTTTACCTATTAAACATTCACATATAGTAACTAAAAACACAGCTAATGGCTTATGTTCAGGTGTAAACATTGCCCACTTATACCCGTGATTGACCGACAATGCACACATAATCTGCAAAGCAAATGGTGACTTTCCGTGATTTGGTATCCCTGTTAATACCATGAGGTGACCCGGATAAAATGAAACTAAATTATCAAACTCTTTCATATACCCGGTAGTATCTCCACGTGGCAATCCGTTTTCCATATAATTTTCAACCTCATCCCAAACATATTTGGCAGTAACTATACCAGAAATCGGAAATTCAATCAAATTAGGCTCTCTAATCAATTCTTTTAATTCAGACGACCCTTTTGCTACCAATACTTCATTTGCGTCTTTAAACGATCCGAAATCAACCTTAAAACACCTTTCATACCCCACCCTACGTGCGAGTTCTTCCCTAAGTGCTATTCCCGGCTCATCATTATCCGTTGCCAATATTATTTTTGTCTTGTTATTGAAATAGTCCACACAGTTATCCAAGTACTCCAAGTTGCAATTCCCTTTTGATGCGCCATTTGGGACTGAAATAACTTCTTTGATACCTGCTTCTGAAAATGAAAGTTTATCAATCTCTCCCTCTACGATCACACACCAGTCGCTTTCTTTAATGTCATCTAATCCATAAAAAACAAGTTCAGCATCTTTAACCATTTTGAAATGCTTTTTGCCGTCCCTGTATTTTACGTTTACCAACTGCCCGTCTCTGAAATAATTAAACTGAATAGTGTTTTCTTCTTTTTTTGTTTGAGGCATGTAAACCTTTCCCTCTGATAATTTAGCGTCAGACAATACTTTTTGAGATATACCGCGCTTAAAAAACCATTGCACTACTGCATCTGATAATTCGGTATTATTGACGTAAACAGGACGGATATACTCTTTCACTTTTGGGATATATTCTTTCAATTCAAACACCTTACCTCTGAACTCGCAACCGGGATTATGGCAGTTGTAAACTCCATCGTCTAAATCGATACTAAGGCAAGGATCGTTTTTGTGTTTTCGTGAAGCACTACACTTAGGGCAGATAACTTTATCTGATCCTGCATTTCTTCTTGTAATTATACCAAGTTCGGCAAACATTTCTTTTATAGCTTTCATTAGTGTACAAGTGTGCGTTTAGGTTGTTCTTTAATTTTATTTTCATCTTTAAACCATACTGATTGCATTTTCTGTTTCCAACTTATGACAGGATTTCCCTTACTATCTTTCCACCCTGCAACATCGTAATAATTAAATGCTCTTTCGCCAACTTTACCCTCATATCCATTGTCTATAAAATACTGCCTGACATCAGAAATTAACGGCACTAATAACTCTCTACTTTTCTTTACTTTACTCTCCTCTACTCTACTTTGTGGGTTTACGAGTTCTGACTTTTCACATTGGTGTAGTTTAAGGATACCTAAATCAGTTAAAAGTTCCCTTAAACCAAGTAAAGTTATACAATTATTGGTTCTTTTGTTATAAGCGTCCTGAATTGAATCAACCAATTGTTGGCACCAAATTATTTTATGTTCCCAAAGTTCTCGGTCAAAAGAACCCATTTTTGTAACATCAGAAATAATAGATAAAAGGACTTCTTCTGACACATTGCATTTAGCCGCCAAGTACATTATTTCTTCTTCTTGGTTAAGGTTTAAAAAATGGTTATCAGTGGCACATAATTTCTCTAAAATCTTATGCCATGTTGAATATCCATCATTGCCATACTTTTTCTCAATGAAGAACATTTTTTTGCCATCGCCAACCATGTGTGGATAATAGTCAACTGTGTTTCTTTGTGGTCTTGCCATTATATGCCACGATTAAAATGTTCAAACTCAAACCTTGCTTCGTTAGCTGAAATAATAGCCTCTGTAGTATCCTCGAAGTACTCCTTAAACCATTCTATTTCTTTACTTGATTTACCTATACTTTGGTAGTATAATGGGTAGTATTTTGTATTTTTAGCAACAGGAACCACATCCATGCAGTCGCCACCATTTCTTATTGTAGATATATGGCCATAATCAGGAGTGCCTATAAATAGTAGAATTGGCACATCTTCGAATAATTCAGAAAGTTCAATACATTTTTTTCTTTCTTTGGGTAGTAGTATATCTGGCTTTACCTCTCCAAATGTCTTTAGTTTTGGAAAATAAAAATCAGGTAAATATTTGCCGGATGGTAGGTTATATCCTTCATATTCATACTCCCAATCCCATCTTAAACAATCTAATAATACAGCCCACCTTGCTTCAAGTCGGCTTCTAAATAATCTTCCGGCATATCTTGTTTCTATAGCCTTAATCTTAGGATTAAATTCAGACATAATTTAATTAATTTAGGTAAGTTTTGATTTTTTAAACAGATAACAGCCAACAAATTCACGCTACCTTTGCGATAGGGAATATGACATGCTTAAGCAGTTCTTTTAGCTGATCTTCTTTTTCAAGGGAAAGTGAGCGTTCACCGCGCATAACCATAGAGAAGTATTGGGGATGAATTTCGAGTTGTTTTGCCAGATGTTTATACTTGAATCCGCTGGCTTTTACTTTTTCTTTTGTGATATTGTTCATACTGTAAACATACGTGTATTGATTTATTAAAGCAAGTATAAATACCTGTTTTTGCCTTTTTTAAAACAAATACTTACTAACATTGTATGTGGAGAAAAATAGGAAAAAAATAAAGCCGCACAGATTACCACGTCTGTACGGCTAAAACCAAAAATTACTTTGAAAAGTTACCGTTGGTAACGGTAGTAAAAATTTTTATTAAAATATTTCTTTTTGCTGTCCTGGATCGTTGATTACTACCCCTAAAAATTCTGCTGCCCATTGTTGTATTTCTGCAATAAAATCGTTAAATTCAACTGTTGACAATGAAGCGGTTGACTGAATGATCGTGATAAACTGCCCTTCCTCATTGGCCACATCTTTTTTAAGGAATTTCGCCTTTAGCATCTCATGTATCGTTTCATGGTCGAGCATATGCCTTTCAAAGCCCATATTGATTAACCCGTCCTTAACTTCATTCAATACTATACCGTGATAAAATGCATTTTGGTTGAGGCTACGCTGCTTTTTTGCTTTAGCAATAGTAACTATCCATCGACCATCATTAAGAGATTGTAGCGCCTCATACAATGGCCTATTGCCTTTTAAGACACCCTCTTGTTTGTGTAGGTTAAACTGTTTCATCTGTTTCGTAACCTATTCTATCCCTGAAACCATACCATTCAGACCGCCTCATAACTGCTTTTCCAAACGTATCAAGGCAGTCGTTTAGGTAATTAGCTAAAATAAAATCAGGTGTATTACTACCATTTTCTTTAGAGTATCTGTTTATCAACGCTTCAAGTTCTTTTATGAAAGTATTGCCATCCCGTTCTTCTATCTGCGGGTATGGATTATAGGGTTCGTTGATAGCTGTGCTTAACTCACCGATTGGCTTTATATGTTCATGGCTTTTCGCGCTAAGTTGTGTTTTTTCATCAACAGCCCCGGCCAAGAAAACATAATCTGTAGCTGTGTTATGTAAAATAGTTTTTCCTTTTATAATTTTCATAATTTTATGTGTTAAAATATATTTAATTACTATTTAACTGGCTTAAATAAGCCATATCCATCACTTTTTAATAAGTCAAATCTTTTTAAGATTATTTTATTGGTATTGTTGTAAAACGCCAATAATGAATTTGGTCTGTCTTTACTTGGCTTAAAAATATCGGTAGAAGTGTCTATATCATCCAATAATTGCCAAAGATTTTCAGCTATTTTTTTGTAATCTTTTTCCATTTTTTTTTACTAAGTAGTTAAATAATTGCTTTTAATTTTTGTTTTGGCAACTCAATATGGTCATAATGTACGTACTGTTGTTCATTCCCTTTATGAATATCAGTTGGAATAATCCAAACCTTTAAGATACCTTCATCGAAATCAACAGAAACTAAAATACAAGGAATTATATATTTAGTTCTTGGGTCAGTATATTATAACTCCATATTAAACTTAAAACATAATTTTTTAAACCTTTCTTCTGTCATAAAAAGCTTTTAGTGAATAATATACTTTAACCTTACCTGTAGCTATTAAATGGTTAATACGATCGGTAAATAAGTCAACTTTTACTGGTAATTTTGATTTATATTTAGTACATTTAACTACTGTTTTCATCGTAGCGCCATGAAATGCATCACGTTCTTTACGGCTGTTAAACGCAGGTTCTTTATCATCAAGCATAAGCCTTTAAGTGGTGAATATCCTTTTGGCTCGCCTCATATCCTATCTCCTTCCAACATTCTTTTTTGCCTATCCCGAAATTCAGAAGTTATAGACAAGCGCATTTCGTATGGGCCACATCTAAAATAAAAATCATTAGCAGGATATCCACGTTCCATTGCATTTAACATTGTATGCTCGCATTTATACCCTTTTTGGGTCAATATAGACTCATAATAGAGTTTGGCGTCTATGGTCATGTAAAATGTCACAAATGAGCCTTCAACATGAAAATTCATAAAGTTTGACCCCGGACGCATATGATCCATACCTACAATAAAATCAAAAAATGATGCCATTGGGTCAGGTATTTTTATTTGTCCCTCCCTTAAAGGTAAATTGGCATTTCTGCCTATTGGTATTTTTATTTCTTTGCTCATAAAATTTGTTTTTTATTACCGATATTATAACTTACTTTATCCTTCTCTGCCTGTAGCCTGAATAACGCACAATAGCAGTTTTTATCGCTACCACAACTTTCCCATTTTATAGGGTGGTTATCACATAATGCACACTTGATATATAACCTGTCGTATTCAGCTTTTGTTATAGTAGTCCTTTTCATTTTCTTACCACATTATCAGGAAACTTAGTTATCCTATTGCCATTAAAAAACCAATGTGGATTTATCCAGTAATAATCCATAACATGTATCTTTGCTATAATACCGGTTTGCATTAACTCTACTATAGCTGACTTATATGTGTTTATTGAGCCTACCTCATTTTCTTCCATATACCTAACCTTATTGATCCATATATAATCCTTGCCTGACTTTAACTCATACCCTATCCACAAAAATAAATCTTTCGACCTCGGCTTTAATTTTGCCATTATAGTACGCCTTTGTTTATCTGAAAATACCTTACAGTAAGGCGTGGCCTCATAATCAAAGTTTGCTAACTCATAGATAGAATCCTCTCCTGAGGACTTATCATGTACCCTATATTTATTATCAGACCGTACCGAATTTACAGGTATTTTTAAACTCGATACAAATGGATTTATACCTAATTCAGCCTCATCTAATTCTTGCTTTTCATACTTACTCATATAGAATACAAATATAAATAAATTGACATAACATCAAAATATTAATTACAAATAATTGCCTTTTTATCAAAAATAAATACCATGTCAATTTTTTGGTTCCAAAATCAGTTTACTGACACCCTGTTTTTATGCCTTTTTAATACCTACAAGCCACTTTTTACTACCATAATTATCCAATACTCGATTAGTCATATAATAAGTATTAAGTTAAATCGAGTACCTCTGCTAAAATAACATCAATTAACTTAACATTACACCTATTTAAAATAACTTATGTTGCTGTTAACAATAAGTAAGTAGCAATATAAATAATACCTCATATTGGTACCTATGGGGGGTTATCTCCTCAAACACTACCCCATGATCCGTGTTTTTAAAACGGGATTTTGGTAACCGGGTGGCATCGTTTTGTAAAAGGTACTACACTATCAGCTATAGGAGCGTAGCATACAGCATGGGATCAGTCAAACCTTTTTGCTATAGCTCATTGTAATGGTGTTATCACAAGTGACATTGTTTACTGTCATAGCATACATACATTTTAAAAACTAATAACATTATTTGTATTATTGTATTGTAAAAACAGTAGGGTAGGGGAGAGGTGTTTTAGTTAATTATATTTCTACTTAACATAATTAACATTATGAGTACATTTTACCTCTTTCTGTTTAACCCTTTTTTTAAGCATTTTAAGACACTTTAGTTTATGTTGGAACAATCTCCTTCCCTATTTTATAAAGACTTTCCCAAGGCTGTAAAAGCAAAATTAAGGGGGTTAAACCACGTCTTAACAGATGACGTTATATTATCACTTTGCCGATGGTATCAGTTCAACGACACATTAAAAAACAAATACAGGTTGCATCAGGTGAATGTATCAACGTTAATGTTAATCATTTATAACTGGAATTATAAGCAGCAGGGGACGAGTGTGTATTGCATTCAAAAGAATGTAGATAAATGGCAAACGATTAAAAATACGGTGTCTATAAGGGATAGGTTGTATATTCTAATGGAAAGGGGTTTAGTTGAACAATCGGTAAAAAACGGAGCACTGAAGGTTTACACTCCAACATTAAAAGCCTTGCAGGAAATTACTACACTATCTCAAACGGTGTAAAATAAATCCATCATTATAACTATACTTAACCCCACTAAAACAGGTCAAAAACCCTCATACGATAGCAACAGGAAATAAAGAGAGTGAACAGTATATAATTACGTATTGTACGTATGAGCGGTATTTGTGTTTGGTTTTGATCTTATTCTATTTGTAGCACTGTAGAAATTTGGTATATAAATTACGCAAAGTGTGTATATTATTCTACAATGTAATTCCCCATTGAATAATAAAAGTGCTTGTGTAGGTTGTATACCTATTTGGCACAGTATTTGTATATGTATTTACAACACTGCGGTGTTGCAGTGGGTAAAAAAGCTTAGCAGTATGTTAAACATTAATCCCTTTGCTGAAATATTCAGCACAACTAAAATTAAATCATTAGGCATATCGCTTGATACTTTTTACATGGGTGATAAATTAGCCTATAAAATGCATGTTAATGGTGTTTTGTTATTTGAAGGCACTGATTTTAAACCCTCCCCTTTGTATAATTGGGATGATTTGGAGGCAAATATTGATTTATTGGGATTCCTATCATGTGGAATACATGATACCGATAGTGAATACTTCGCTAGTTATAACCATGCTCAATTAGACTGGGCTAATGATGTAAGCGGCGGTATAACCATACGGGAACGATTGAGCGGCTTGGTATCGGATGCCAGCGACAAAAGAAGCGAGTACTATAAAGACGCTATTAAGCAATTCAAACATAAAACGCATTAACCGTTGTTCCGCTAAGCTCAGCGGATGATCTGCCAGCCTGCTATCCTTATAGGAAGCGGGCAATTGGCAGTAGGGGATGTTCCCAAATTTAAAACTTAGCAAAATGCCACTTACAACAGCTTTAAACTACCAACGAATAATGGCTCTTAAGCCCACTGTTTATTGCACCATTACCAATTCATTGGGCCAATCATTTGATTTGATAGAGCATCCAACAAAAGGCGATGAATATACAGTAATCATAATGTATCACGATGAAAAATTAGCTATTGATAGCGAGTTTTGGGACACTGAAGATATGGAACACACTGAGGATTATATGCCATACTATATCTATGGTGAAATTCATTTAGGGTACGAATTAGATAATATAGATAAGACACCATTTGATAAATTACCTATATGAAATAACGAACTATAAAGTTCTGCTAAGTCTTTAGCAGTCTGCCAGCGCGACACTCTAAGGGGTTCGCGATTAAGGCGGTAAAAGATAAATAAAATGATAGAAGAAGCTAAATATAAAATTGTGAGGCAAGCGGATGGTAAAGTTATCAAATCACACAATTTACAAGCACTTGCACGCTATTTTGATTGCGGTATAATGTATATTAAACTTCATTTAGATAAACCGGTTCAATTAAACGGTTGGGAAGTAAAATCGATATAACAGATAATTATAAGATTATGAGAAAGAATATTGACATATCAGAATCAGCGGTAAAAGTATTAGATACTTTGGCAGTGGCTGATAACAGGCCAACAAAGAACTATATAGAAACTCAAATAGAGTTCTTATGTAAGAAAAATATAAATGCTATTGACCTCTGGAATCAGTGTGAAGCAGTTACTAAACAGTTACAACAATTAAGTAAATAAGATTATGAAAACGTTAGAGCCTTCATTAGCTGCACTGTCACTAATTAAACAAGCTGAAATAATAAATGCTAATCTTGACAGGCTGCACGATATTATCAATAAGGCGGAACGCGGAGCAATGGGGTTAACCTTAGATAGTTCTAAAACCCCTGAATGGAGTAAAGCTAAGCATGAATACGACATGATGTTTAGCCGGTTACGTGCAGTTAACAGCCAGTTGAATAAACTACGTAAATGCGTAGGTTATGAGGCTGTGAACGGCAAGAGGGTAGCAATCTATCAATACAAAGATAATCAATTAACCAAATAAGTATCACCAATAATCAAAAACTATCATGTCTATTAAATTATTAACACCGAACCAACACGATGAATTATTAAACCTTTATCGATTATTCCCTGAACTCACTTTAGAGAATAAAGGGTACGAGGGTATAAACAGATGCGATTTTACACAAGAAGCAAAAGACGCTGATAAAAAAGTCAACAGTATTTTAAAAAATAGTATCAGTGGCTTTAGTTCTTTTCAAAATTTCTGTCATAGCAAAGCGGGTGAAATATGTTTAAGGTTTCAATATAACTATAGTTACGATACAAATGATCTGCCATTTACAGGAGTAGGATATATTCTTTTGGATGAACTATTGAACGGCTTTAGTGACAAAACCCAAAAAAGCTAATCACAAAAATACTCCTGTTTCCTGATCGTTCAGGAGCACACCACCCGGCTGACTGTATTTATTTACGGGGTGCGCTTTTGAGGTGAGAAATGTTTAATAAATAACAAATTAAAAACGTAAAGATGAATTTTAACACAGCACAAGAAGCGCAAACATTATTTGAATTGGCTTTTGGACGCTTACTAAGAATAGGGTCACGCCCGGCACAAGATGGAGATGTAGTAGAATATGAGCATTGTAAATGGGTTTGTTATAATGCTGCTGAATATTTAGGTATTCAAACAGAATATTCTAGGCCGCATGATTTTGTAAGAGATTATTATAAGATTCACCATGACTAACGAAGAAAAGATGCAGATATTAAAAGATAATAATATAGAGTATCAATTTAATCCCCAAGGTAATTTAATGGCGCTATGTAAAATTAGCGTTTTTACTGAAGAGGAATGGTTTTTAGCAGACGATGTAATTAAGCTACTCTGATTTTCTTTGATAACGTTTCAGCGCAACGCTCCAAAGGCTTGCGCTTTTGGAGGTGCAAGGCAATAGTGCCGAAGCATAACAAAACGATCACAATTAACATGAATAAGCAAAACAGAAAAGATTTAACCGAAGCCGTTGAATTTTTAGAAAAAGCAAAGGAACTAATAGCCAGGGCAAAAGAACGTGTTGAGCAAACCGGAAACGAGGAACAAGAAAAATACGACAATGCAAGTGAAGGTCAGCAAAGCAGGGATAAGTTCCAGCAAATGGAAGAAAACGCTTCTTCTTTGGAAGATATTTCAGGGTATTTAGATGAAGCTGAAACATCTATTGATGACCAAATAAACGCAATTCAAGATATTATCAACCAATAAACCCTTAAGATCATGAACTTTATTCAATTTTCAATAGGCTTAGTACTCATAGTGGGTTTAGGCTTATTAGCTATCAATGTAAACTGGGCTAATCAATGTCAGGATTTATTTAACTTGTTTAAAGGTAAGGAGAAAGTAAAATGAACCTAAAAGACGAAACCCTTAAACATATTGGCAATAAGTCAATAAAATGTATTTATATATTTTATTGCTATTTTAGGATCGACCACGATAGTGATGTTGAGCAATTTATATTGCCAGTTAATCACACAAATGAACAAGCAAATGATTTTATAGCGTCTTTGGATTTTAATTATGATAATGGTTATGGTTCTCAGCGCTACGATGGCACTATATGGTATAAAGACGGATCCTGGTCAGAGCGAACCGAATATGATGGCTCCGAATGGTGGGCATATAGAACATGCCCCGAAATACCTAAAGAATTAAAAGGAGAACACCATGCCATTTAAACCGTACACCCCTGAACAGGTCTTTGATTTACTCGGCAGCGTAACATGTGAAACCGATGTAATAGAAATAGAGCATTATGTAAAATCACACTGGCAGTATTATACGCCTTTAGATGTGCGCCTTTTCTTACAGAGTATTAGAATGATTAATCAATATTTAAATAAAAAGACATGAAAACTATTAGCGATTTAGATAAGCAATCTTTAAGAAATTATGTTAAACTGATTAACGAAGATCAGGGAAAGGTTAAAATAAAAATATCATTCAATATATCAAGTGTTGATGACTGCGAATACTTAATGTTCAATGTAAACGGTAAGAACATAATTCGTTTTACATTAGATGAAGCAATAAGTTTCTTAGATGGCTTAATGACGGCTTTAGATGCTTGTTTTTTAGATCAAATTAGCTAACCAAACCACTAATTTCAAAGAACTGATACATAAATATAACTAATTAAAACCAAAAATTACCATGAAAAAAGCAAATATATTGGGCATATTAGCCTCAACTGCAATGTTAGGAATGCCAACAAGGCTACCGGAAAGTAGACGCAGAAATTACCCATTACAAGGCAATCAAGGGTGGGGACATTACCACGAGCCAAAGGTAAAAAAATGGAGAGCGAAGGAACGAAGAGCAAAACAAGCACGTAAAATTAACTGGAATTAAAAACAAACCAAAAATTACCACAAACATGAAAAAATTACTACTCCTGCCATCCCTGTTATTTGTTTTAACAGCTTCGGCACAAACAGCACAATACAAACGTATTGAAACAACTCATTTTAAAGGGGATAAATTGTCTTCTAAAGTTATCAATTACAAATCTGGAAATATTTCGATGGGAGACAGTTTTATCAATATCGAAGGATTAAAGAGTTTTACAATTGTTTCTAAGGGTCAAACGGAGGCCGAGGATGAAGGATATTATTCACGGACATTATTTGATCACTGAGACGACCAAAGGCTCGCTAAAGGCTTTAAAACCCGTTCTTTTTTGGTCGCCTAAAAATAAACTAGTAGATGTAGTGGTAAAGGACGGCCACCGAAATATTGATTATTGTTTAACCAATTAAAAATAAACCATGCATATATCTGACCCAACTATGCTAATTGTGGAGTTTATTAAAAAATTAACAAATCTTACACCATACGAAAAAGATGATGGTGATAAATACACCTTGTTGTTAGGGTATTTCAATCCACTGGAAATAGGTTTTTACAGACATAAACACCCTAATATGAATGACGAAAATATGAAAATGTCTGCTCACCTCCGGTTATTGCATGAGGTGTCTGTATTTATTACCAATTGGGACGAGTGGTGCACATGGCTTGAAATGGAAGAATCTAACAATAATTAAAGTAAAATTATGAAAAACCCCTACGAAAATATGCCACCGGATCAGCACTATACACTGGTCATTATTATATTATTTATTATTTTAGGACTTTTAAGCAGTATGTTATGAAAAACGAAATATATAAAGGCCAAATCTATGTAACTAAAAGCTCTTGTACATTCTGCCCAAGTATGAAACCATGGGAAATTATAGAACTATACGAAACAGAACCCAAAGAGTTTTATGATGCGGTCGAAATGGAGCGTAATGCAAAAGGAAACTTAAATACTATAAAGGGGCTTGGCCGGGACTTTTCTTGGTGGGATTTAATTGTAGCTTATAGGTATCTTAAATTTGTTCAAAGAGCCAATATTATTGGTCTTTATATTCCACTTAAAATTTCGAAATTAATGAATAAGGTAAATAATAGTAGACCTATTGATTATGAAAAATTATCAAGGGATAGAAATAATCCTACTCAACAAGTGTGCGATTTATTTAAACAAAATATAGAAATGCCATGCGACTGCATGAATTAATAATTTAAACCATGAAAAAGAAATATATATTATCATACACTTTTCTAAATGTAGACTGCATTTTAGAATTTACTAACCTGTTTGACTTTTCGGCTAAATTAGAATGGTGTCAGGAACAAGCCGAAATACTACAGCATACTATTGATTTTAGAACTGAGTAAAAATAAATTATTAAAAATTATTTTGATATTAAAAAAATAACATTATATTTGAGTTCTTAAATAAAGATTTAAATAGCAAAAACAAATCTACACAATTAAAACAAGGGGAGGCAACATGAGAAAGTATTAAATTAAATCAAAATCAGATAAAAAACAAAGGCGATTCATTGAAGTCGCCTTTGGCGGTAGAAAACATTTGATAATGAGCAAAAGCGATATTAAATCATTCCCAGTTTATCTACCAATAGATAAATTTAATAAATTAGATGAACTGGCTAAAAAAAAGCGAATCCCAAGAACCCGATTAGTAGAGGCTGAAATAGATAAGCTTTTGGCACGAGAAGAGAAAAGTAAATAACAAACAAATAAACCACAAAATTACCACACAATGAAAACTTTAACCAATCAGCCACTACTCAACGACCAATTGAGCAGGGTATTTAATCACGCCATTTTAGTTGGAGCAGGATTAAAAACAGAAGATGCTTTTAATATAAGCTTTAACAGCCCCCTATCTCTTTGTTGTGGGATGCCATTAGATCGTGAGGGATCATACGAATTTTGTAGTTATTGCATGGAGTTTCATAATAGTGAACTATAATGGAATACGGCGAAATAAATTGTCCTTTATGTGGATGGGAAGCGCCACCTTTTGAAGGAAAGTATTATACTGTAAATAAGAAAAAATATCCTGTATTTTTAAATGAACATAAGTACTATAACGGTTCATTTGATATGCATGATTGGGACGAAAGGCATTGTTGCCCCAAATGTAAAAAAGAATTTGAATTTTCAAACGGATCGGTATAATGATAACACAACAACAATACGATGAAGCTATCGACAAAAGGTTAACAGCCATCATAGATATTGAACAGCTAAAAGCAGAAATAGAAGTATTGGATGCAATAATAAACGAATTTGAGAAACAAGAAGAACCATTTTAACTAATGTACATGGGATGATTGTAGCTAAGAATTTAAAGCTAAAGTTGCAAAACAACATAATAATCCACAAGTAGAAGATAAAAAAAATAGGGAACTATTATGAACCAGCTTGACAGGCACGTTTTTAACGCGTATCACCCAAAAAAGCAATGGCCTAACTGGAAGTATGTCATAGTAGAACAGTATGGCAAGGAAGTCTACAGGGCATCTTCCCCGGCTTTTTGCCATAAGTTTATAAAAGAAAATGCTCTTAAAAATGCAATAGTGAAATTCGTCAGATAAAAAACCAAAATTAAAAAATCAAATAAATGGAAACAGAAAAATTCAGCATTATCAGAACACATTCCGCAGGTGTATGGTTCGGCAACATTAAAAAATTAGATGGCAGTATAGCCATTGTTACCAATGCCAGAAGATTGTGGTATTGGTCAGGTGCAGCTTCTTTGAGCCAGTTAGCCGTTGAAGGCACAAAAAGGCCACGTGATTGCAAATTCACCGTAACTATAATAGACGAAGATGGCGTTTATCTGCCACAAGTTATCGAAGTATTACCATGCACTAAAGAAGCTATTGAAAATATAAATTCAGTACCTGTATGGAAGATTTAATTAAAGCATTTATGGCAATAGAGCAGGTAAGCGATGGCTCTGGCGATGGCTATGGCTCTGGCGATGGCTCTGGCTCTGGCGATGGCTCTGGCGATGGCTCTGGCGATGGCTCTGGCGATGGCTCTGGCGATGGCTCTGGCGATGGCTCTGGCGATGGCTCTGGCGATGGCTCTGGCGAAATTAAACAAATCACTTATGCTGACTATAAAAAAGGCTTTTTAGATAAGCAGATACATTCACTAAAGTCATTCAGCGGCAAACCTGTCTATTATATCGACAACATCCCTTGTACGTTTTTATCAATTGTGAATAACGTGGCTAAAGTATCTGTCATTAAAGATGACTTCACTACCGAAAAGATGTACATCGCTAAGTCGGGTAATCTCTTTGCGCATGGCGATACAAAAGAACAGGCATTACAATCTGTAAATGATAAATATTTTGCCTCACTATCTTTTGCTGAAAATAAAGCGGAATTTATTAAACTTTTCAAAAAAGAAGAAAAGTATAGCAATCAATTATTTTTTGAATGGCATTATCTTTTAACAGGAAGCTGTAAAAGTGGTCGGTTGATGTTTGTGAAAAGTCACGATATTGATCTGAATGGCAAGATGACCACTTTTGAGTTTTTAAATCTGACCAAATCGGAATACAATGGTGAGATCATAAGGGAAATTATAAGTGGATTATCATGAACCTTGAAATAACTATAGTAAGCTTTAAACAGACATCCGAAAGCGAGGAGGAATTATATTTTTGCTCTGACAGGCGAATTGAATCAGGGGATTATTATCTAAATAACGCACTACAACCATTTATAAGAGTTCAGAGAGCATTTAAACCGGTAAGTGGGGAAAGATGTAAAAAGTTAGAAGCCTCTACGTGTAGGGCTTATAATGTGCCCGAAATACCACTGTCATTTGTAAAGCAGTATTTTGCTTTGGAGAAAAAGGACAGGCCAGTGAAAACTTACTTTAGAATAGAAGAATTAACTAAATAAATATAAACAAAAATGAAAGATCAAGAAACGCTACGGAAAGAGCTATCTGCGCCGTTGCCTGCGGAGGCTGTAAAACCTCACCCCACTAAAACCTACCTATCGTCTATTAAGGCTATTTATGTTACCGAGCGGTTAAATACTGTATTTGGTATCGGTAAATGGACACTAAAGGTAGACAAGATAGAGCGAGCCGAAGGGGGTACGGTGGTTGTAAAGGCTACTTTAGAAATCCCCGAATACAGTATTTACCTTGAAAGCTACGGCGGGAACGATAATGGGGGGGAGAACAGCAAAAACTTCGACTTAGGGGATGCTTATAAGGGTGCCACGACCGATGCAATCACAAAGATATGCTCATACCTTGAAATAGGAATAGATGTCTTTAAAGGGCTGAAAACACCACCTACGCCTAAAGCTGATAATCGGTTGCTATGGCTCAAGCCAAATACCGAGGCATGGACAAAAGCAATACCTTATCTTAAGGGTGGTGGAACAATTGCAGATATTAAAGAAAAATACAATTTAACCGAAGAAAACGAAAAAGAACTTTTAAAACAAGCGATATGATTAATCTTGACATCTGTTTATCAGAAATCCCACAGGACGCAAGGCGTACAGGGAAAAACAATAAGGTCTACACTAATATAGTAGTAGATAAAATGAAACAAGTTGACCAATACGGGAATACACATACCGTTTATATGGCGCAAACTAAAGAAGAAAGAGCCGCCAAAAAAGATAAGGTGTATATCGGTAAGGCAAAGGAGTTTATTTTCGAGAATAACACTGTTTCAAACGGGAATTACCCTCCCGAAGATAATTTGCCATTTTGATATTAATACTCAATTAATTAACTGATAACTCCAATAATCCCGGTTAAATAGCTGGGATTATTTTAAACACTTAAACCAATGTCAGCATCAAAAAATGAATTTATGGCTCTAAGAGAACAGGAACAAAACGAAACTACCGGGACACAAACAGCGGTAATCTTAACTAAAAAAAGCATCCTACACATGAGTAAATCTACTATTGAGGACTTGGCTAAAGCCGATGTTGCCTTAGTGGTTGACGGCCATGAAGATGTTGTAGAAGCAATGATATATGTTTCTAAAGGATTAGAATATTTTACCCTGCTTGATAAAAACCTGCGCCCCTACCTGTATGAAAAGCAGTTAGAAAAGCAGTCGCTTTACAGCATGAAGGTTGAACCGGCACAATTAGGTACTAAGTATGATTATTCAGTTTGTCAGGATCACATACTTGATGAACTGAATGCCAAACTTGAAGAAGCTAAAAAAGCGGTCACAGACAGGCAGAACTTTTTAAAGGCAATTAATGTATCAGCTAACCTTGTCGACGATGACACAGGAGAGATATATAAGGTCTATGCCCCTAATAAAACCGCAACGAGTGGTTATAAATTATCTTGGGATAAATAAACGATACTGGTTAAGTAGTTCCATTCTAAAAACTACATAGTGATTAGGTTTAAGGTTTAGGAGAGTATCGGGGAGAGCAAGTCAATCCGGTACTTATTTAAAAACACTTTAAAAAAAACTGAAAATGAAATACTTGAAAATTAAAAACGATGGCGAAATAGACATTAGACTGATATGTTTAATGGGTGCTAGTACTAAAACCGATGACCCTAAGAAAATTGGGCAATTTGGCACTGGATTAAAATATGCTATAAGCTATTTTCTTCGCAATGAGATAAAGTTCTCTCTGTTTGTAGGTAAAGAAAAAATTAATTTTAGTATTCAGGAAGAAAGTATTTCAGGAAAGGATTTTAAAGAGATTTATTGCAATGGCAAATCCATGAATATTACCACTCAATATGGCTATCAATGGGAGGCGTGGGAGGCTATACGTGAAATTTGGTGCAACGCTACAGATGAAGATAATGGTTTTCGCAAGGTAATTGACGATAGAAGTAAATTAATGGGCGAACAGGGTAAAACTATTTTTTATATCGAAGTAACTCCTAAAATTGAAGAAGTGATAAATAAGTGGGAAGAATATTTTTTAAATGACAATCCCATTTATGAAGATAAAGAAATTGCTATTTATTTAAATACAGGCAAGCATTTAAAACTTTATAAAAACAAAGTTCTTATTCAAAATAGTGAGTATTATAGTTCGCTATTTACCTACGACCTTAAATCAGCCAATTTAAACGAACTTCGCCAATATCAAGGGTATTTATCATCTGATATAGGGAAAGCATTGCTTGGGTCATCTAAAGAGGTCGTATCGCTACTTTTAGAAGCTATACGCGATAAATCTAAAACGGATATGTATGAGGTTAAAATGGATTGGAGTTATCTTACCTACTCCACTGCCAAAGTACGTGAAATATTTGCAGGTTGGTTATTTCTGCATCCATTATCTGCTCAAACAAAAAGTACCAAAGGGGTTATCGTAAATGAATCATTATTTAATCTACTTAGAAAAATAGGGTTGCCTACGGAACGGATTAAAAAATCATCAGGTGGTTGTTATGGTGGTGGTGGATTTGGATATATTGACAATAATGAGGTTTCATACAAGGAGGTATTAAACCCTGATTTACAAAAAAGGATTGAGGTAATCGCAGTTAAATATGGGTCAGGAATGAAATATACAATTGCTATCCCAAAAACAGATGATTTTGAAGTATTGGTAAATAAATCACAAGTGATCTTTAATTCATCATTAGAAAATCTGTCAGATACCGACCTTGAAGCCACTGTCTTAATAGGTATTTTCCATTCACAAGAATATAATATTTATAAAGGGTTTAAACGATTGATAAAATTCGTAATGGGGAACAGGAATTTCCGTAAAATTCTATTTGGCAGAAATATTAATGACAAGGTTAAGCCTACTTATCAACCGCCTTTGATAGGAGTTGAAAAAGAAGATACAGAAATAGAATTACCATTTTAGCATGGGAACAAGAACTTCTGCCACATGGGTAACACATTATTATGATGCCCTGTTAGAAAGTAGCTTACCGGGTGACATATCTTATTTAAGGGCTTTAGCTAAAGGAGAATGGAGGCCATCAGAAGCTAAACAACAGCAGATAAGAATTTACGAATCTAATATTAAAAAGAAATGAAAAAGATAGAAATAACTGAAAATCAGAGACAGCAATTTAATCTTATGAGAATGGCGTTAATTCAAATTCATAAGGACTACCAAACTCCAAGCCAATTAAGGCGCGATTGTAAGGGAGATTATGGTTTAGAGTTTGAAGAAACTATAGAAATGGCCTATGAGAATATACAGCATTTAGCTAAGTCAATGGTTAAAGGTGTTAAAGCAATAGAATTTAAACCATGAATCAATTTCATTCTCTCCATCCGGGAGTTTTACCCTTAATAGTTCAATAGCATGATACAACCTAAACTTAAGATTTGCGGTACGTGTGGGCGAAATTGCTACTTATGGGTGTCTTCTCCCCCTACATGTAAAGAATGCCACCAAAGGGCTAAAAGTATGCTTAAACAGACAACTGACGGTAAGGTAGCTAAACCCTTTAAAGTATACTCAACTAAAGCTATAAAAGCAGTAAGTACAAGACAGATGAAACTCAATTACGCTTATAAAGTATTGCGTGACCAGTTTATGAAAACACGCCCTACCTGTCAGGCAGGATTAGGAGGATGCACTATTAAATCAACGGAATGTCACCATATACGGGGAAGGGGCGAATACCTTTTAAATGATAAATACTATTTAGCCCTTTGTAATAACTGCCATCGGTGGATAAACGAACATAATGAGGCAGCTACAGCAATGGGGTTCTGCCAATCACGATTAAATAAAGTAATATGAACCATACAGAATTAGAAAAATTTATCCATGCCGAACTCCTTAAAGAAGGGTGGGAGCCAAATCAGTTTGGCGTTATATCCGCAGATTTTGAAGGTGGTAGCTGTAACCTTACTTATGTTATTGCTGATATTATACGGGCTTGGGAATGGTTCGCAGAATATGTAAAAATAGCTAATGATCACTTCTCACAAATCCCAGAAGATTGGTTTGATATCGGCTATTGGGATTCCCATGAACAGGATTATTTAAATGGATATACGCCACAAGAGGCATTTTACCAAGACTTATATACTGACATTTAAAAGTTAATCCCATGAAAACTGAACAATCAAAAGCTGAAAGTGTGGAAGAAGCTGTAATAAGAGCGTCCTTTCCTAAACATGAAAGTTTCATACCATTTATCTTTAATGATAAACCTGATAAGCCTTTAGGGTGGGATGAATCAATTGAATTTGCCCAAAGTAACTATTGCAGCCTTGACCCAAGAATAGATAACACTCCGCGTCAAATGCGTGAAAAAGCTATTTCTGCTTGGTCGTATCAGGCTGGTGCTAATTGGCAAAAAAAACAAGATAACTGGATAAGCGTAGGTGAAAGGCTACCAGATGAAGGGACAAATCGTAGATGCATGGGTAGGACGCAATGCAAGAAGTCAATTTGTAAATGGCAGATTTGAAAGATATGTTGATATATCTGAACTCGACAGAGTAATATTTACCATAAACTATATTAATGTCACCCACTGGCAACCACTTCCAAAAGAACCTATAAATAGATAAACTATATTATAAAACCAAAATACAGAATAATCCAATGTAGCAATTTAGATAAAACGTGGTTCGAGGTTGAAAAACATCATTGGTATGGGTGGATAGTAGAAAAAGTAACTAATTATATGGGCGCTTTTCTTTTACCAATATCTTGGGCTTTTGAATTTACTACCTATGAAAAAGCCAAGAAATATATTATAGGCGAACTGCCAAAAGAATATAAAAAAGAATTACCAACTGAGAGACATATTTACGAAACATTTTAAATTATGAAACCAAATTTACGTGCTATAGTCCCAGATGAAAAGGAAAAGCCACTGCACTTTAAAACAATGGCAGAGATCATCGGAAGACCGGAACAGGAAACCAAAGAGTTTATTCAAAGGGTAAGACCAGAGGTGCCCGATGACCTGATAGACTTTACCAAAAAGAACTATATTCCTTTCTTTAAAAAGATATAACTATGCGCGGACTCTTAGCAATAGAACCTTTATACCATCAGATCGTAAAAGGCGCAAAAACCCAAACTCGTAGGAGTGGATGTCTTGAAGAAGTGAATGTCAATCCTGACAATTGGGAGATAACCGGATATACGGGAGAAGAAAATCAGTTAGAAGAAGTTGACTTTTGTGATTACATGGATACCCAACGTAATATCCATTGCAAACCACGATACAAAGTTGGCGAAGTACTTTACCTGAAAGAACCAATTACTATTATAAGCGGTGGCGTATCTGAAAAAGAGTTTCTTCTTTATAAGTATAATACAGCAGAAATCGATAGGTGTAATTTTAAATGGTCAAATAAACTATTTATGCCACAAGCTGACGCCCGTGCCTTTGTAAAGATCACTGGCATACGCTGTGAGCGCCTTTTGGATATAAGTTATACTGACGCTATATCAGAAGGAGTGCAATCAATGGGATACCACGGATGGAAAGATTACCTTAAGCCGAATACCTTTGAACTAACTGCTATAGAAAGCTTTCTATCCCTTTACAAGTTCGCCAACAAAGTAAAAACCATTGATAATATTTGGGTATGGGTATACGAGTTCCAATATATTAAGGATTACAAAATATGAGTAGTTTTCAAGTATGCCCTAAATGTAATGGCACAGGTAAACGGATCAATCCTGTACCTGAAACATCATGGTTGGCAGTAGTGGCTAATATTGGTATTACAATGCCATATTTTTATAAAGATGAAAATGGGGAACTAAAAGTAAAGCCGGTTGAAAACATCTGCCCTGTATGTAATGGTAAAATGATTATTTCAACAGAAACAGGTAAACCACCAATAGATTAAAACCAATGAGAGGCGATAAACGACATATATTAAGAACCTATAATATGCATTTGGAAATAATGTGGGAGGACTTAATAGCGTTGGAGTTTCCATTACTAAGAGGTATCAGAGTAATTATATCCAATGGTAATATAAATATTACATATTTAGGCGATCCTTATCCAAAAGAACAAATTACCAATAGGATAAATGAACTTATAAAAGAATTTAGCAATCCAGTAATATGAGCCGAGTACCATACACTATAGAGCAACTCAAAAAAATGGGTCTTGTTGAAAAAGACGGGCAATATGTTCAAGTTAAGTCATTAGTAGCTAAAAAAGTGGAAAAGTTGCCGTCTTTGATTGAACAGTGCAAGCCTTTTGTTGATAATATGACCGAAACTATAACCAAGATGCAGGTTATAATTGATAAGTCAGGGCCAGTTTTTGATAATATAAAATTACAAAATAGGATTACTGAATTAAACGCTCAAGAAGCCTTTGATTTATTTAATAGAACAGGTTTCATGTTCGTTAAACCTAATCCAATTGAACAGTTTCTATTGCCCGATGGTACCCATGTAGATGTGCTTTATAGGTTTGACATAGAGCCTTGCCCCGCACCAAGAATGACCCAAAGCGACAAATGGAAAACAGACCCTTATCACACCGACCAATCTAAGCGTCAAAGAAAGCCCGTAGCGCAATATTTTGCCTTTAGGGATAAACTACTATCGCTCTGTCAAGAAAATGGCTACAAACTCACTAATACGCTTAATATCCTATTTATAGTACCATTTCCTAAGTCCTACAGTAAAAAGAAACGCGAACAGTTAAACAACCATCCACACGATCAAAAGCCCGATATTGACAATTTTTGCAAATGCTGGATGGATAGCCTATCATCCAATGACTGTAAGGTCTGGAACATTAGAGCAATTAAACTTTGGGGGTACAAAGGACAAATAATAATATTTTAAATATGAAAGACAAACCTTTAATTGTTAGTGAAATGCTATCATCTCCAATGCGACCAACGGATTATATGTTTCCAAATGCCACGATGACTATCATAACTGAACATAATATTGATTGTAAAAATTGCCTATATGGATTAGTAAAAAACTGGCTTGGAATAAGTAAGATTTGCCCTGTCTGCAATGGCACATATAGTATAGGGAAGTACACCACAACAACTATACTCAGATGAAACGTAAGCACATCAAACAGTTTCAGGTAGTCCACTATCAAAAATCAGACGAACGTATCTTAGGATGCGTTATAAGGGCTATGCTCTCCCATTGTGGTCTTTGGACTAACGGAGAAAGAAAGTTTAAACGGTTTAATATATTTAATGACGGGATATGATGAAAGACAAAATAAAATACTTTGGATTAAAGACTTTAATAATATTAATGGCTACGGCTGTTTATGATACTTTAAAAACTATAAATCATGGAAAATCCTAAAACACACTTTTCATTCGGACTTATTTGTGGGGCAGCAAGTTTTATAGCCGCTCTGCTTATAGATAGCTATAAACCTGATTACAGGGAACAAGTTCGCGCCAAAGACGCAGAGATAGGCCGCCTAAAGCTTGAAAACGAAATGCTTAAAGGCGATACTATTAACTACTTTACAGAACATAGCGAGATTGTTAAGGGTAATTAGGGTTTGGCTTTGGGATTACCGATAAGCGCACGACGTTTAAGAGTGTTAGACCGACTCCAATAATTTTCTTTGTTAAATGTAGCTTGATTTAATCCTTTATAATATTCTATATAATGTTTTTCAAGAGTGCCACCCCATCCATACGTAACGTCAATTACATTAAAAATAGGAGTCTTTCCAATGGAAATCATTGCTCTTATCCAAAACCCAACCGTGCTTTTTGCGTGCCTATGGCAGTAAAATCTTTCGGAGAAATTAAAGGTTTTTCCTACGTAAACGACAAATCCATTATAGGGGCAACAAATAGTGTAAATATATTCAGGAACAAAAGGCACTATAAGCCCATTGCTCATATATTCCCATTTTTTGGGAAAGCCAGTTTTGGGTTGATTTATCATTTTTTATCCTGTTTCGGTATTTCAATATTTAAACGCTTGGCGTTTTTTTTAATCCAGTGTTCGACCAGGTTGCCCTGCGATCTGCCTTCATGCTCGGAGATTTGTTCCAATACCGGCTTTAGATTTTCTTCAATTTTTACAGTTAACATTTTTTTTGCCATGCTCAAATATACGTATAAACGAAGTATTTACTGATAAATAAAAAATAATTTAAAAAAATATATTCAAAAAGTATTGACAATGTACATATTATTTGTATCTTTACATTGCCATTCAATAAAGGATGATATTAAAAGTTGCAAAAGATGAGAACAAGATACCAAATACAATCGGCAATTGGCGCATGTCGCGGGCGAATAGAAAACGGCGCTGATTTGAAAAATGCATTCGCTGATTTATTAGATGATATATCTGATATTTATGCAGGTGCGAGTATTTATGAATCACAAGATGGCGAAGACGGGCATTTGAGCGATTGCGCATGTCACAATGAGCCAAGCAAACCAAATGAAGCATGTTCATGTGGTTTCGAACCGTCTCCAAATGTGGAATTTGAAACCCAATACCAATTGGAGCAATTTAGAGAAATTGAAGGTCAATACTTTGACGAATATAATATACACTACGCAGGAACGCAAATGGATCGTAATTGCGCTCAAAAGATGCTTAATCTTATTAATCAAATGGAATATGAAATAAAAAAACATGCAAGATTTTATAATTAACCATATCAAACGAAAATGGCTTGCTATAGTAACCTGTTTCCTGATTGGCACTGCATTTATTTGTGCTGTATTAACTGTAATTAATCTTAGTAGGTAATTTATATTAAAGATGATGATATAACCAATAGCAATGACACTGAGCTACCTGATTATAGAAAAAGGCAAGCATTTGCAAATCTTAAAAAAATGTTAACAATCAAACAAATAATAAGTCACTAAAACAAAAGACATGAAAACACAAGCAAATGACAGTATTAACCCCCAAATTGAAACTATAGAACGCGCTGGCGAACAATTTTACACAGACATTTTTAGTACAGGCGGTCTCACTAAGCGAGAGTACTTTGCTGCTATGGCCATGCAGGGAATATTAGCGAGTTCAGCAGATAGAGGCGAAACAGCAGCAGGTAATATGGCAGTTAAGTTTGCAGATGCTATTATCCAAGCCCTTAACAAAGACGAGAAATGAAAACAAAGCTTTTACGTAAATTCAGAAAGCGATTTAAGTTCACCGATATACACGGGTATTGGGAAATGCTTGATAAGCATACTAATATTATTTACGGCCCGGAATGGGGTTATTGCAGAAGCAGGTATTCAGTAAAAGAATATCTTTATTTCAAGGCTATAGCATTACTAATAGGTAATGAATACTGGAAAAGCGATAGGCTTTTAAAGAAAAGTAAAAGGCGCAGGTTATTTCATATTAAACAGATTAAATCAGCATGAAAACATACCAAATCATAGTAAAGGACGGTAAGGGCAGACCTGTAAATCCGTATCAAAGGTTAATACCAAGATCGGATAAATATCCAAACGAGAATATAGTTAATCCAGATTGGACGATGTTTCAAGAAAACGAACCATGGTTATCGACCGATAACATTCCAGACACCTCAATAGGTGAACCAATTATGGCGTATTTACAATGGCAATATAATAAAAATAATGGCACGCCGAATGGTAAATGGGTCAATATACCTACTACCGACAAGGTTTCATATTATAAAGATATTCCTACCCGTCAAATATGGGTAGCTACCCCCGAATCAAAACAGGTAGAATCTAAGTTCGGAGAGTGGGTGAGTAAAATTAGGACTAAAGCCATTGAGGTAATAGTTAAGCAAATGGGCGATTTGGATTACATGCATTTTCCTCTAAGGAAAGTAGCATACCTCAAATCATTTGTATCTAATCCGGTAACTTCTAATTACGCCACTAAGGGCAATTTAGAATTATGGTCAACTGATAGCTTATGTGAATTAGCAGATTATATTAATTCTCTTCCCTCACCACCAAATACAGTTAAGAAAGGAGAATAAGAGGTGATGAAATTCTTTAAAATATATTGGCCCAATATAATATTTGCGGCAGCCGTATTGGGACTTATATGGGTAGTGATTTTTATGATGTCTGATAAACAATATGAACTTAAGTAACCACATGACAAACGAATAACTAATAGAAAGGATAATAACTGATGAAACGTTCATATTATTTACTGATAATAGCATTGATGATTATGTCATTCTTATTAGGAGTTATACTTACTCCTATTATAAATCAGTTGATTTATGGTAAGAGAAATATTTACATTGAAGTAAAGCATTAATTCATTATAAATGGTACTAAATAAAGAAGAATTTATTCAACAATACGTTATTCAGTATGTAGCTTTGAAAATGTCACGAGTTAATCGCTATGAAGTAGTTAATGGTGATATTGTAGAAAGAAATACATTGATAGCAATGAGTGAAGCAGAAGAGATTTACAATAAACTATATTCATTAAAGATAGGATCATGAATGAACAACCAAAAGCTGAAACAGTTGAAGAAGCTGCAATCATAATTTACAATGAGAAGTACGGAGACAAATCCGATACCGCTGAAATAGAACATGCTTTCTTTTCTGGGTTTAAGGAATGTTCAATTTGGCAATCCCAACAACCCCTCACCGAAGCCCAGGTAACAGAGATAGATTATAAATTATTCGATGCCTTTATTCACTGCTTGTTAATTAGTGGTGCACATACAATTGAATCATTGAGATCGAAGGATAAAGAAACAGTGATTGAGGCATATAAATATTGGCTTAAAGAATTACCAACTGGGCTTTTGTCCATGCAAGATGAAATAGTTAAACACCATGTCCGTCCAATTCAGGAAGTCTTAAATAATGCTGAAGATCGTTGCAAAGGCTTAGGGCTTAAGATTCAACCCCACTAAAACAACATAGTAAACAATGGAAAATAAATTAACTAAAAAAGAGGCGTTAGAACAAGGTTTTACGCTGTGCGGAGACGCTGATTCGGAATGCCAATCATTAATGGAAATTTCAGATATAGCAGATGAAGATATTACTTACCGAACTTATATCGCAGCCAAAGAGCCTATATTCCCGGAAATATCCGAAGACGAATTAAAAGAAATTGTTACTGACCACATTGTAGATAAATGGATGGGTAAAGTAGGTGATGAAATGGGGTTATCAATTTATTTGGAAGAATTTGATTTTAAGCCGTTCTCGGATGCCTTGAATAAAAAAATCGGTGAAACCGATTGCGCTTGGTATCCATTAACCGAAATCCAACTTATACCATAGCCGCCATTAAAAAGGCTGAATAAATAATTAAAGATTATGACATTAATAAGCGAAGATCAATTTCAGAAAAAGTACGGATTGGATAGACGAACATTCGATTTCTCAAATCCTAGAACATTTACAAAATCTATTCAAGCTTTACGCCGTTTATCAGAAGATGAGCGACAGGTATTAGAAGAACTTATTTGGATGTGGGAAGAAAATAAATTTAACCATGAAACAAACTAAACAACCCTCCCTCACCCCATTCTACATTTTATGCGAATTACTCATTATATCAATGCTTAGTTGCGCTATATTTGTATTAACTTATTCAAATTATTAACTTTAAAACAAAACAAACATTATGAGCTTTGGAACATGGATAACTAAGGTTATCAACTCAATCGGAAACTTTGTATCAGGCGCAGTAAAAGCCGCACCTACAGTAATTGTAAATGTAGAACACGCGCTTGAAACAGCGGCACAGGTATCAAGCAATCTTGTGAATGCTTTAAAATCATGGATTGCCACACCAACAGGCACTTTGGTGAAAGACGTTATTGAAACCGTAGTACCTGCCCAATGGATAGAGGGAGTGCTTAACTTTTTGCCAACTATTTTACAGGATTTAGGATGGGCGCAGGCAGAGTTTAATAAGTCCCCTGCACAAATCGTTCAGGACGGCATTACATACGCTACAAGCTCATCAAATCCAAATGTGGTAGCAACTAACCTTGCAACGCTTGCTGCTCATATAAACACGCATATTGGCTCTGTACAGGGTGTAGATATTCCCATTCAGGCATCATTATCTCAGGCTCACGTTGTTTATTTAGGATTACCCGGGGCTGATACTACGGTACAGGATACCCCAAACGCATAAGCCAGTGGTATATACGGGCATAGAACTGGATTAAAAAGAAACTACATGTGATGTAGTGTTAATTGTGGTTAGTAAGCCGGGTTTGGTCGCCCGGCTTTTTTAAACTTTAAAATTATGATTGAAAACCCGCCGATGGAGTCCTTAATCTATTTTTTCAACTATCACAAAAACTTAGCTAAAGAAGCCTTTGTAATATATAATGATATGGCAGATGCTTATTTTATTCATGATTACCACATGGAACAGGCTGAAAAGTACGAGAAGGAAATTTTGAAGCAATTGTAAACAAAAAAAGCAGAGTAAGCCTCGCGCTCCCCTGCTTTTACATCTGCTTATGAAAAAAAAATTATGAATTAATCCTTATACCCCAAAAGTCTTCTGCCTTTTGCAATATCAATACCAATACTCCCATGTATTCCAATATCTGCTTTTTAGCATCTTCGGGTATTTCAGATATGCCATTTGCAACCAGTCCTACAACGATTGTAAAGAACGTTATCATTTTAAATATGGCTTTTATCTTATCGGGTGTAGGTAAGCTGAGTGCGCTTATGCCAACTACTGTTTTTGTATCGGATACATCCGATACTACTGGCTGCTGCGCTATTACTGGTTCGTTTTGATCTGCCATTTGTGATAATTTTTAACTAATATACAAATTATATTCTGCCTTTCTCCTGTCAACCAAGTCCTGCAATATCTTACCATCTGCCTTGTTCCATGCATACCATGCTTTTTGCAAATCGCCCTGTTGTCCGTTGATGATCTTAAGCAGCGTTGAACTCCGAAACCCGGAAGTTCCGATATTGTATACTAAACTAAACAATGCATCAAACTGATTTTGTTTAAGTATTGGCTTTGTCCAGTAAGCCACTGCATGGGAGTATTGTCCGGAAGTATTATTGAATAGTTCACGGGCGCGTTCTATGGTTATTGGCGGGTCGGTTATCTTTACATGTTCTCCATTTTCGTAATACGTAGACCCGTAGCCGATAGTAGGTATGCCAACTTGGTCAAGGTATGGGTGTAGTACAAGCCCTTCTTGTTGTTTAATGAAGTTAAATCCTGCTTCGCTTAAAGTCGTTATCATGCCGCTAATTCAAATTGTAACTCTTTATATTCTTTTTTCTTTTTCCAATTAACTTTCATCTTTTCCGCATGGCAGCACCAACATGAACAAGGTTTGCCATGCGACCTAAAGCAGTAAAATTTGCCAACTGTATTAGTCAATCCATAATTTTTTAACCGCTTTTTATACTTCAGCATTTTCAATTCATGCCGTCTTGCTTTGTTCATCTATTCGCCATTATAATCTTTACATTAAAAAATATCGCTACTAAAATAATGTAGTACCAAGAAAAGTTGTGGATGGCAAGCCGTCTAAACTTGTGATCATTATTTATTTATTTATTTTCATCATTGATGCACCCCATATGACCAGACCTAAAAGCGCTATAGCGAATACTATGAAGTTAATGCTCATTTTATGCAATAATAAATAAAAAGATAGATATTATTAACAGGGCTGAAACAGCTAACCCAACATACCAGTCATCTGCCTTTTCCTTATTTAATTTCATGCATTAAATATAATAAGATTATTTTCAAATAAAAAACCCCAACGCTCGCCGTCAGGATTTTCATCTACCTATCTTATTACCAATTAAAGCTACCGCATGATACGGCCTGCTGTGAAGTCAATAAACAATAATACCAAACTTACCGTCGATAATCACAAAGTGACTCTGCGCAGCAGGGCTTACGGCAAAAGTGATTGTATAATGCGAACTGCCACCCGTATTGGTTGCTGTAATCGTTACTGCTGTAGGGCTGTACACCGCAGTCGGCAAGCCCGATATAACACCTGTAGCGGCGTTTAAAGATAACCCCTGCGGTAATGCGACATCACTCGTATAGGATGTTGGGATACCACCCGTATTCGTTGGTGTCAGGGCAGTTATCCCCTGATTCTGAATATAAGCCACCATAGAAAGCGGGTAAGTGATATTTGGGGCAACTACCGGGATGGCATTTACTTTGATCGTTATAGGTACGCTACTGCTTCCTCCTCCATTTGTTGCGGTCGCTGTATAGGTAGTTAGCGGAGAGCTTGCCAGTGGAATACCTAATATTGTCCCATTAGCGAATATAAGCCCCGCAGAGAGAGCCGGCGAAATTGACCATGAAGTAACCGCACCACCTGTATTCGATGGATTTAAGGGGGTTATAGCCGTCCCTACTGTTGCGGTGAGCGTGTTGGGGGAATAGGATATATTAGGAGGGACTATAACCGGAGCTTTAACAACAATTGTTAAAGGCACACTACTCGTACCGCCTGAGTTATGCGCCACCACAGTATAGGTAGCCGACACGGTGACAGCACCGGGTATCCCGCTAATAATCCCCGTTGTGCTATTGATGCTTAACCCCGAAGGGAGTGCAGGCGATACGGTGTAGTTTACGATTGCCCCGCCAAAGCTATTGGACACAATGCTTACTATCGGTAAGCCTACCGTAAACGAATAAGAGGTAGGGGAATAACTAATACTCGGCGGCGCGACTACAGGGGTGCATGCAGGCCATAGCGGGTTAGGCAGGATGGATGCGTTTAACGCAGTACTGGTGGTATTACTTGCCCAACCAGTAGGCGAGAAAGCCGTACTGGGGTCAAACCAGTAGTTAAACACGTTCCCGTTGGCTGCGTTACAGCGAACGTTATTGAACGCCATGGTAATATTATTTGACGGTTGTCCGGAATAATTACCAAATGCGATGCCTACTGAAGTGTAAGATGTTTGTGCTAAATAACCTGTGTTATAACTCATTTCAATAAACGTACCACCTTGCACCTGTGCGCACACACTGCCACAGTTCACAAATGTATTACTATCGCATCGTTGATATGAACCACCAACGTCCCCTCCAACCATGCCAACATAGCCTGTTCCCGGTGGATTATTAGAACCATTTAAGCATTGATTTCTACAAGCCCGTATAGGACTTGCGGGAGTTCCATTACATTTATACAAAGAAAATTGGTCGCCTATTCCCGGGCCGCTCACGTCATGATAGGATTTATTATCTAAAATCTGAATTGATGGCCCATTACACCCATTCAATTGAACCGAACTACCCCCTCCATCACTTGATGATGCTGTAACATTTGGATCAATAATATTATGGAAATAATTATACCAAATATGAATATTACTTGTATTACCTGTCGTTCCATTTATTCCACGCCAACCGGACTCAAAGAAACAAGTGTCTATTGTGATATTGTAACATCCTGAATTTATCCTTATCAACCCTGATAAAGCCGTACTATTTTTAATGATACATTTAGTAATGTGTACATCATGAACTCCCGCAGGAATGTTTATACCCACTGTAGCTGTGCCACCGAGGTCAATTGATTTTCCTGAAATAGTTGTGTTTGATGTTGCTGTGATTGCGCCGCTTGAGGTAAATGTTCCGCAACCGGGGACGGCTTGCGCCAAAGAGAACAAAGGTAAAATTGTGAGAAAGAACAGGATCAATCGTTTCATAATTGTAAATTAATTTATGCAACTAATTTACAATTATTTATGAAAATAAAAATGATTAAAACCTGTTATGAAAGCGGATATATTTCCAAAGGTATAGCATAACAATACACATCGGCAGGTTAAGAATTAATATCCGGATAAGAGCCGTTGCGTTCGGGGGCCATATCAAAAAGAAAATACCAGCGCCACCGTATACCCAGATTTTACAAACAAATAAGGCAATCAGCAACTTGCGTAACATCCCATTTTTAGAGCGGTAAAACTCGTATGCTATCCCGACCGACATCAGGCAGATAACAAGCATTACTATTTCAATTGCGATAAGGTTAAGGTTCATTTTCTGTTTTCTAACATGGTTTTTACTGCTGTTAACACATTGGTGTTATTGTTGGTTACTCTATTGCTTTCCTCAAATTGTCTTTCTATGGTCTTTTTCCAATCTGTGCGTTCATCTCTATGCTGCCGCTCCAGTTCTTCACGCTCCCGCTTATGGTCTTGAATAACGTCCTTGATGAACTTAACGCACCATCCTATAGCTCCTATAGCGATTGCTGCAATTACACCGGGGATGCCATACTTATCTAAATCCATCCGAACTTTATTTTTGCTTCAATTATTACAGTTGCTGACAAGTATTTTCATTTGATTTATCTTTTCATATCCCTATAAATATCTGTAATTTGTTTTCTGATGCCTTTCTGTTCATCCCTTAAATCCTTGATGTCATCTCTGATATTAGAGATTGCTAAAGTAACAGATTCGTTTACTACGCTTTTTATAAACTCCTCTTTCTCTAACCTTAATAATCTATTGGCCTCTGTTTTTTGCTGCTTAAGGTATTTAAAATACTGGTCAACGCCCCAGCCAAAGCCAAACACGCCGCTTACGCAAGCGGTAATCCATTTAAATAAAGCGATCCAATCCGGTTCAGGTGGTGGTATTGCCATTTTGTTTTTAATCTGATAGTAAGTCATGTCTTGATCCGCTTATTAGTATTAACAGGGTTACAATAAACGTACCGATATTTAAAGCTAAAAAATAAACATAAGGGTCACTAATTTTGCCGAAATAAACTCCTGTAATCAGGACGTAAGTTAAAACAATGGCTACTTTAAAGCAATTTAATATTTGCCTTTGAATAAAATGCCTTACGCCCATAAACTCAAAAATAAAAACAGAGCTAATGCCTAACCCCATAATCGCATTACGCCACTTATCTTTAAACCAGATACACTCCATCATGTCCATTTTAACAGTGGCAAGTATATAGTAAAAACGAGTTATGCTTACAGAAAATATCAGCAGGCACAAGCAGGTAACCCCGGTTAAGGAGAATACATTCTTGCCTATCTTTATTATCCAGTCAATAAGTGATCCTATAAAAAGTTTCATGCGGCGGGTATCCATACACATGCACCGTTTGAGCATACCCAATAGCCGTTAGTTGTTTTACCAGGGCCTGAACATGCCGGGTTGCATGTGGTGCTAACCTCAGGGTGAACGATACCGAATTGGTCTCTTGTAACATAGCCTGCTACGGTGGCGAATGTTTCTGGTGATAATGTTTGTAAGTAATCTTTGATTTCCATTTTATTGTGTTTTTAAAGTTAATTCTGTTTTGCCAGCCGTTTAGTATTTAAAAAAATCCAGGTATATAGCTTTGTTTGTAAAGCCGTCCATTTTGAGTAAACACTTGCGGGCATATCCTTTTTCACGGTGGTTAATAGCGAACCTGATTTATCATAATACCTTAGCTCTAACTGAATGTTTATGGTGGTATCACTGGTTATGTGCGCTAATATATCTACAGAACGCACTGAATCCCCTAAGGCATTTGCGGGGATATTAACAATCTCCTGCCCGTATTTAGGCATCCAAAGCGAATCATTTAAAGTCAGGTTCTTAGACTTTACTTTAATCATTGTTTGTGCATTTGCGCCGATAGCTGCTATCAGGAGCAAAAAGGTTAAGTATTTTTTCATCTGTAATCTCCTAATAAAGTTATTCTTAAATTTAATGTGCTGCCTGTTACCGTTGCCGCCGTCACCTTAACAAATATGCCTGTATTCGCAGGAACTGACGTTGCTATTGTTGCCAGTGTCGGGTACATGATACTATTTAGCGTGTACAAGCTAGTTAAGGTTGTTGCGGGTACTATGTTATTGTAATTGGGGCTGTTAGTACCCACCGATACAATGGCAGGAACAGTAAGTACGGTAACATTACTGCTCATTATCTCACAAACAGCCAAAAGCGGATAAAACATCTCTGTCCCATTTTCGGTCGTCCCTATCTGTGTGGATGCGGAGGAAAGCAAACTGATGTTCGTTTTAGGGAACCGCTCCAATGGCCTGTTCCCCGCGCCCTGTGCGAAAAGTAATGCGGGTGAAAGTAATAAAAATAATAAGATAAGATTTTTCATATTTAATAAGTAAAAAAGTTTCCGGATGAAGCAACATAATAAACCCTTATGTTGCCATAATTTGTATTGATTGTTTTACTTGATGCACCGTCAATAGTTTTACCTGAAGGTGCATTTATAGTGATATTGTTTGTTCCTGCTGTTCCAGCCTCATCTTTGATGATTTGCTGTTGCTGATCTGTCAGCGCGATTAAGGTAACGGTACGGGCGGCTGTAAGTGACGTGTACGAAATCAGGTAGTCGGTCGATAAGGCGGTGTATGCAACGTCCGAAACGGTAGTTCGGCTGTTCAGATAATTAGTGCTGTTTACACTCACTAAGTTCTTGTTTGCGTCTGTGCCTACAAGTTTTGAAGCTGTGAGTCCGTCCAAGTGAAATGCTCCTGTTCCGATCCATGCTGAAAAATTATTAACCCCGGTAGCCACCGCATTCCCCACGTATAACGAAGCTGTATTAGTTACCGAACCTGTTCCTACCAGTGTAATTGTGCCGAGTGGGTTAGCTACAACAGTTGCGGCCCATGGTACAGTTGTGGCTGTTCCTACCTGAAATGGTGTTGAGCCGAATATAGCGTTTGAATAAGTAGTGCCATTTGCAACAAGTGAGTTAGTATTACCGTTAAATAGAACTCTATAATTATTGGTTGCTGCACCGGCATATATAGCACCTGTTGATGTAGTTGTTGTGGTAGATGTGCCCCCGTTCGCATTAAAATTAGCTGTACCCCCTGAAGCGGTGAATATACCCTGATTACCTTGTATAAAACCTCCTATAATGCTTCCGTTTGTGGTGAAAGTCCCACTATTTGTAAGTGTTAGCGAACCTGAATTATCCAAAACCATTCTTGTAGTATATGACGGCGTACTTGATGAACCCCTTGAGGATGCCCATGTAAGTGTGGTGGTTGGTGCTGCCCCGCTTGTTACATCAGCATATTGTATCCAGTCGGCATAATTATCGGCAGCCGTTGTGGTGGTATTCCATACATGCGCACCCAAATGAAGTGATGGCGATATTTGTCTTGGTACGCCTGATGTGGATAGTGTATTATTTTGCAAGAAAAGCGCATCCGTTGGAGTAATGACGATGTTGTTTTGCTGAAAGGTATTTAACCCTGTCCATATATTGGCTGCTGTTAAGGAAACACCCTCATTGTAATCCACCCACCAGCTTGCTGCGGTTGTACCACTTGTTAAGATACACGTAAATACAGCAGATGACCCGGCAGGCATAATACGCACCGTGTTACCTCCAGATGATTGCACCGTAACCACTCCTGTACTTGAATTTTTTATAGATATGGAATAGTTAAACACCAATGTTGATGCTACAGGCAGTACGCATGTTTGTGTTGTTGTGCCTGTAAATATTGTTTTATTTGGAGAGCCTACCGTAAGGGTGGTTGTCCCGGCTGCTGTAGCTATACTTTGCCCGTTTTGAATTAGGTTGTTAATTGTTGAGTTGGCATTAGCATCACGGGAAACAATAGTACTTGCAGTGGCAGCATTGGTAGCATCGGTAGTGATCGTAACTGCTGCTGACCCATTATAAGATGAACCTCCGGATGTAAGATGTGTGTCAAATGTCAGTGCATTAAGATTTGACCCTAATGATACGCCGCTAATGGTTGAGTTGACTAAACCAGCGTTTGGTAATCCTGTAGCATTGGCAAGTGTTAATGATGCCGGAGTTCCAAATACACCACCGTTGGGAATAGTCACCGTCCCTGTGAAAGTTGGCGAAGCGATGTTGGCCTTTAAAGTAATATTACTTGTGTTGGTAGCAATATTGGTGGTATTGGTTGTAATCCGTCCACTCAAATTATTATAATCAGTCAACGCCCCTGCTTTGCTTTTTAAAACTGTAGTATCCGCGCTGATAGTCCTATTTGCCGAAAGGTCGCCAATGGTTTGCATACCTAATCCTGCTGTTAAAGTGCGGGTTGTTGGAACATAACCATTAAACTTGGTTTGAAGTGCTGAAAGTGAGTAACTATTTGCTACGGTTCTGAATACTGCACTGTCGACTTTTGGTGCTGCATCGCTTCGCATGAACGTAACAGCAGAACCATTTACAGCCGAAGTCCCTGCTGTTGCTGTCGGATTAGCACCCGTAGGAACTGTAACCCCGCTTACCGCATTATCTACATACGTCTTAACTGCATTTTGAGTTGGGTATAGTGTATTGCTTGTTCCTAAAGTAGTAGTAGTTGATTTATTGGCGACTTTCTCTAACAAAGCCTCGAATGTGCTTGATATATCAATTACAGGCGTTGCACCTCCTGTAGAAGTAATTCGGTTAGTTGTTCCTGAAACAGAGGTGACACCCGATGAAATAGTCCCCTTAACACTATCTGCTTTGGCTTTGGCGGTACTGTCTGTATATGATTTGTTTACTAAGCTGTTTCCCCAATATAAGGCATGATTAACACCCGATATTTCAATTCCATTGTGAGTAGTATTATCAATGCCCTGAATAGCCGAATGAAAACCTACGCGCGGTGTCGTCTCTATAAATATGGCAACCTGATGCGATATGTCTTTATTTTGAATAATATCAAACCTGTCATTACCAATATTTACATCGGTATAATTTGCTGAATCCCGGCTGCCTGATGGATTGTCCCCGGTTACAAAATGATAACCTGAATACGAGCCGTAATTATGAAAATCAAACAGGTTTCCGTTCAGGTCTAAATCAAAGTTACCAGTTAGTGTACCGCCCAAGTTAACTGTACTATCCCCGATTGCTGTTGTACCGCTTCCGTCAACAATATGCGAACCGCCTCCACCGCTACCAGTTCCCACGTTCCCACCCGCATCAACTACTAACGAAGTGCCCCCCGTTATCGCTGGCAAGTCCAGTATTGTCATGCCACCTTTTACTTTTAACGCCCCGTTAACCCCTGCGCCTGTTGCCGGGCCTGTAATATTTACGGTATAGGCTGAATCTATTGTTGCCCCGCCTATATTAATAATATGCAGTGGTTTTATTGCTATTTGGTTGAACATGGAATAGCTCCCACCAGCCGCAGCAGTCACGTCCTGATTGCCGATAATAAACCCGGAATAATCCGTGCCTGATAAGGGGTTGGCAGAAGTTGACCCCCGCATAAATGCCCGGTAAGCTACTGTGCTATGGTCTGATATTAATAGCTTTGGATTGGTACTTGTATTTACCCCGCTCCCAAATACGGCAAAGTCGGATGACTCCCTCGCGCCGGGGTTGGACTGGTAAACGCCTTCAAGTGGTGTGCCAATTATAGGCCCTGTAAAAGCAAGCGTATCGCCGTGTTGATGTACAGTTACGTTTGACCTGAAATTCAATGGCAGAAAAGGTAAAACCAATGTGTCCACCTTTAGCGTATCATTACTCGTCCGTAGTCCGAAGCCGATATGCGCCGTATGTGCGGTCAGTGTATCCTTTAAAGCTGTTTGGGTAACTACATTTATCGTATCCACTGAAAATACATTAGCGGATAATTTCAGCCCGAACCCGGCATTATAAATCGCCTGATTACTGAAAAAAAGGTTTCCTGCCCCGTCCGTTTGTATTACCTGCCCGCTCAGCCCGTCGTTTGCCGGGAGGATATATTTTCCTCCAATAGTAAGCGTGTCTGTCCTTAATGACCTCACCCACGGCGTAGCGGTATTTTGCTGTATTAAGGGGTTAGCAAGAACAAACTGATTGATTGGCCCGGGTGGGATTATTATTGTACCCGTAGGAGTGATTAACACAGCCCCTGCGCGAAGGTCGCCATGCGGTATACTTGGCTCTACCGGATTAGGAGAAAGTATCCCTACGGCGATGTGAATGCCGTTATTGGCACTGTCGGCATAAACCGTCTCATACCGTGAGTAAACACTGTCTCTTGGTTGCAGGGTAAAGTTGGCAGGAGATGATAAAGTATATACCGTATTACTGATATTCCAACTCCCTGCGCTTACAGTTAGCGTCGAGCCGGATACCGAAAGATTAAGACCTGATAATATTTGATTATATGATTGGTATTGCCCAAAATCAAAGTACTGGTATGTTAAACCATTAAACATCCATCTATGATGGGTTGACTGGTCATAATACATGGTTGCCTGTGGCATTTGTACAGGCTGCAATGGCTTTGTTTGTGACTTAACTAAAAACGGGCACAACAATAAAAAGTATAAAAGTAATTTTTTCATGATATGATAAAGCCGCTTATTTGAATATAGCCTGTAGTCGGTATAGGATATGTCCATGTGTAACTGTCTGGCAGGTTTATATCGCTGTCAATATTAATGATGGTAGGCACTGTTGCGGTATCCTGTGTATACGTTCCATCGCCGTTGGATACCCATATAGATATATCAGGGAAGTTTCCATACAAGATAGAATAGGTAGCTTGATAGCCCGATAATGAAATGGTAGTTTGTGCATTAAATAGTATCCTTGTTGCATTGGCCGTGACATCTTGGGTGATAACAATTGAATTTGGCGGCGGTTGGTAATTCTCGTCTATCTCATTCAGTGTGGGGTCCAGCCCTATTTTTTCACTCAGACAGATATAAACGGCTACCGCTTCACTTGAATTATAATCACCCATATTAAACTGCCTGCTCAATGCCTGTATATTAAGGTAATATTCTTGTGCTTCTTTCCAACTGACAGACCCCAATGGTGCTCCTTTAGTCAATTTTACACGGTTATCCTCAACTAAATTCGCCATAATCAGTTGAGCCGTGAGTATCGTATTTTGTACCTGATCCTGTGTTATCATGGGTTCAAATAAGTATTTGCTGCTACAATATTATTTTGTGCCAAAATGCTTAACCCTGCCAAGGCATAGCGTAAAGCTGCCGCTAAAAATAGTTCACCTATTGAAAGTTCCTGAAATGTTTCATGTGAACAGTTACAGGAGCACCCTACTTTACTGATGATATTTAAAAAAGTGGCACTATAAATACCTATCGCTAAATAGTCCCTTATTTTTTCATAACTGCCGTTATTGTCTATCACGTCAAGCTTAAACCGAAACCATGCATCTGCCGTAATGCCATAATTTGCGGTCAGGCTTGTACCCATATTGATCTGCGTTAGCTCGTTGCCTAATGCATCGTAGATAGTCAGCATACGGCTTGTTACTGTGCCGTACCCTGTTCCGGTATCCGTGGCTGTCAGGGTTTTCCCGTCAAGGGATGATGATATTGAAAGTCCTATTACTGCTGACATAACTTATGCTTTTTGGTATTGTAAAAGACTGTAATCTGCAAAAGATGGCGGAACAAGAACATTTATAAGCAACGTATCGCCATTGGCTAATCCGCCCGGAAGCGTTGTCCACGTAATGGTATAAACGGTCAATCCGGCTACTGTAGTTTTGGCAACGGTAGCACTATCCATAGGAATAGTGAGTGCTGCGGTAACATCATATATGCTTACTATTGACCCCGGAACACCAGTACTAAGATTTATTTTAAGTCCGCTCTGAATACCGTTTATCACCAGCTTTCCGTTGCCGGGGGTAAACGTGTATGTGTACGGATTTTGTTTACTAATCTGAATAACCATGATTTCTCTATTTTTAGTAAAGATAATTTATTATAAAGGTGTTTTTTATTCAGCCTCTTTTGCCATTGTCTTTTGTAAATCCTGTTGGCCCTTTTGTATAAAATGTGCTTTTGCAGCATCATTGCCATGAGGAGTAAATAATCTCGGCAGTGCTATATCTCGTATATACCCGAAAAGCGATAATACACCTGCTTGGTCAGCATTAACATTATTATCAATTGAGTTTATGCCAAATAAGCTTTTTTCAAATCCTGTCTTTTGGTTAAGATAATTTATGCCTTTTTCAAGTGCTGGATTTAATGATTCGGTGGCTACCATAGCATTTGCAAGATACTGCTCTCCAAATCCTACAGCATTAACTTTCCTAAATAAACCAATATCTGGTTGCCCTTTATCATTTCTGTTATTAGTAATATAAGGTGCTCTACCTGTTACAGCAGTTGTCACAAACTGAGTCCCTGGCGCTGAGGTTAAAGGACTAACGAATGTATTTAAAGCCTGATTAGATGCTGCTTCGACGCTTTGACCTGCTGTACCGCCCAATTGATTTGTTTCCCATGCTTTAGGTGCGCCAATGGCACGTAATCCACGACCAAGTACAGGGAATTGAGAACCAAAAATATCTATATCATCCCATTCACCAGTTTTTTCATTATAAGCGAATTTCTTCGTGAAATCATTTTTAAGGGACTCTGGCATAGGCACACGACCAAGTTTACTTGTTTCATCTTCCCATGGCCATTTTCCTGTAATCGCATGATAGGCTGTCATCCAGTAAGCAACTGCCCCTACAACCCCTCCTGTCACTAATTGAGCGGCTTTATATCCTATCAATTTAGCCGTTTGTTTAGCGCCCATTTTTGTTGTAAATGCCTGTTTTATAGTTGGTCTTTCTAATGCCAATGGGCTTGTTCCTGTTACTGCCTGTAATCCTGCTTTATAAATAGCAGAACCAAAGGTATAATATGGTGCCATTCCGCTCTCCTTTAGATTCCTGCCTAATGTGCTTTGCAGTGCTTTGGTATAAACACCCAATTCTTCCTGCATTTTTTGATGTAATTCAGGGGTTGCCTGTGGATTCATAGCATCTGTAAGCCTGTACATAAGAACTCTTGCCTTCAAGTCAAAAGAATGATTGCCATAAAGTAATGGTGAAAAATCCCAAAAAGCAGGAATATCTATTTTGCCAACTTTTAAACGTAATGCTTTTGCACCCATATCTTCGGCAAATTCCCTATTCCATGTTTTCTGCCATGTCTTTTCAGGTATAAACCCTTCATTAGCCATTTTTTGAATAGTTCTTAAAGCATCGTCACTTGAAATGTCAGTGGCTAATATTTTCCCTATTGTTAAAAAACTTTTTGTTACTGGGTTATTAGCTATAAGCCCTCCCGCTTTACCTATCAGCCCATTTTTATAAGCCCATTCAGTTACATATGGATTTGACCCCGTAATGACACCTGTGAGCCTGTATGCATGTGCGGTAGCTTCTAACGGCCCACCCAATTGGAATTTTATGAGTGTATTGGCTACTTTTCCAAATAGGCTATACTTATCAAATTCATCCGTTGAGTTAAATATAGGTTTCATCTCATCATGTAACCATTTAGGCATCAGTACGTATTTTGATGGTGTATGTGTGATTTTACCATCATTTATAATCATCCTACTGTCCTTTACCTTTTCCTTAACAGCATCAAATACCTCGTCACCTATCTGTATTTTATTGCCATCGTCAGGATGATTATGTGGTATATCAACTACTAATCCTGCTTCTTTTAAAGCATCAATTGCATTTGATTTATTGTTGGTTTTAATAGATGATACAAGCTTATTTGAAAAGTCAGCAATTGCGGTGCTATAATTATCGCCCTGTCCTGTAAACATTTTATTGTTTATATTTTGAGGGGCATTAAAAGTATTTCCTTTCGACGGTATTCTCGCTTTTTCATTGCCACCTAAACGAGTCATGGGGAAATAAGTATCTAATGGGCCAAGAGCATCACTAAAAATACCCTCGTTACTTGCATGGCTGTCGGCTATTGGTTTTTCTATAAATTCCTTATATGCCTCCAATGCCTGTTGCATTTTATGGTCGGTAAATTTGCCGTCTTTTACCTGATCATCGAAAGTCTTACCATTAGATAATGTTCCTAAAGTAATTACATTATCTGCCGCATGTTTAAATACGTCTGAAATATATTGCCGAGCTTCGTCATACCTCGCAGCCCCAATAAGGCTTGCGGCAAAGTCAGCTGGATTACCTTCTCCCTCTAATGGCTGTAAGGTTTTTATCATGCTGTACATATTGCCATCTTTGCCATCCTTAAAAAGGTCATGCAAATCACTATCACTTTGCTTTTCTATTTGGTCAGCATAGCCATTCCATCGTTCTTTTGCCCCTCGTAGCCTGCTTTCTACCAATGCTTCACGTAGATTTGTCCACCCATCGCTACCAACTAAGTTCTTTATTGCCTTAGTAGCTGTTTTAAGTATAACTGAGGCTTGCGATCGAGAGGTAGCATATTTTCTAACTGCATCATAAGCATCAAAGTTTTTTATGTCGTGTGTAAATGCCCTCAACTGTTCTAAGTTCCGTATAGTATAACTTTTTAGTGCCGCTGTTCGGGTATATACCCTTTTAGTTTCATCTTTCTGTTTTTCAGGTAATTCATCTACTGGAACAGGTAACTTTGCTTGTGCAGGTATTTGCCTTTTAGGAAGTGTGGCAACTGGCTTTTTGCGCTCCGCCATAAACTGGTCAAGTTCCTTTGGTGTATTGTATGGCTTTCTCTCTTTTGGATCAAGGTTGGCAAGATGTGCCGCATACGCTGACTTTAAAGCATCAACATCCTCATCGGTGGTATCATGATACGTTTTTAACCAATCATTTACTATATCGGCAAATTTATGTATACCAATATCAGCATAAGCCTTTATCACTTTAGCCATGCTCTTTAATAATTCAGGGTTGACCCCTATATTTGTTTCAGAACGTGCTTTTTTTAAGGCTTGTGATAATTCTTTTTTAGACTGCTCTAAATATTGCCCCCGTTTTACTGCGCCTGCGGATTTTTCAGGTTGTTCACGTACTGTCTCACCTTTAATATTTTCGTCCGCACTTCGGCTTTCGTCATTGGCCTGTCGTACATCTTCCGGAATGCGTCCAGTGTCTTCTGCGTTGTTTGCAGGTAGTCCGGTATTTGTTCTTGACTGCTCATAATCCCTTATTTGGTCGGCAGTGATGCCGTTTGGTTTTAAATCCTTTGTTACTCCGGCTTTTGCCTTATCATTCAGGTTTACCAGTTTAGCCTTACTCTCATCTTGAATATCTAATGCTTCTTTAGCCTTTTTAATAAGTTCGGGAGTAAGTTTTTCACGATTCTGGCTGTAAGCTAACCGCGCCTCAAAATCGCTGTCATAGGGTTTAGAAATAGTTAATCCTGAATTGGTATCCACAATACCGAATTTCCCATCAGGGAGTTCCCCCAATGCTAAATGATATTCAGACCCTTTTAGCTTATAAGGTTGAAGCAGGTTATTATCCTTAATTTTGATTTTACCTGCTTTACCTTGCGTTACTTCTTCTTTGGTGGGAATGGGTTTTTCTTCTTTGCTGGTTTTTTCTTGCTGCCCATTTTGTCCGCTTTCTTGTCCATTTTCGGCTCGTAGCCCTTCTTCATTGTTGCCATTTTCTGTTGTTTTTATTGGTGAATATTTAATATATTTAGCTATATCATAAACTTTTTGCTCCCGATCAACTTCTGCCTGCCAAACTTTAGCCATCTTCTCATCTTTAAGACGATTAGCTTCGACAAGATTATCTTTTGCATTTTGTAACCTTCTCTCAGTGGCTTCCAAATTAGGTCTATTCTCAGCCAATTGTCTTTCAGTTGACCTTTTTGGCGTTAAATTCGGTTTGCCTTGTGGTGCTTTATCAATACGCTCAGGGAACTCTTTTTTTATTTGGTCAAGCCCATCGGTGCCTATAAACCAATCTTTGTGAACCTTAAATACACCATCATCCTTTACATTAAAGATAACTTTACCGTCTTTATCAACTTCATACCCTGCTTTTTTAACAGCATCTACATTTTCGCCATCACCATCCAAAGCCGCATGAACTTCTTGCATTTGATCGATAATATCAGCTTTTTGTGCCTTTAGTTTTGCAGTAGTGGCATTATCTTTATCCTTTAACTCTTTAGCTTTACTATCAATGGCTTTAATCAACTGTTCTTCTTTGACATCATCCGCTTTAACTTCGGTACGTCCACTGGCTTGCTCACTTGTTGTGGTAGGCTCTTTTGGTCGGTCTGATCCGCCCATTTTTTCGCCCATTTCTGGTGTGTCGCGAATGCCCATTTTTGCTGTTTCTTGCTGAGAAAGGGTGCCATTTTCTTGTTCTCCTATATTAGTTTCAGGTGTTTCATTAACTTTTTCAGCAGGGGCTTCCTGCGGTGCTTGCGGTACGCCATTTTCAACAGTCGGCTCAATCGGTGGTGTGTTGACTTGGTTCTGTATATCTTCATGCTGCTCTTTGATGACACCTTTTAAAGCCTTATAAGCCTCGTTCTTTAATTTGGTAAGGTTCTCTATCCCTACTTCCGCTTCGGTCTTTTCAACGGGGTCTTGTGAGCCGTCAGCGATAGGTTGCAGGTTCTTTAAATCCTCGTCAATCGCACTGATCTTTTTGCCTATCTTCTGCTTTAAATTTTCCGTCAAATCCGTATGTACGGCATTTACCTTGTCTAAAACGGCCTGTTTCTCCGGTGCTGATAATTCTGAATTATTTATACCCTCTACGAAACTTGCCTTATCAGCCAATAGGCTTTGCGCTATCGTTTTGACATTGGATAGCTTGCTATACGTTGAACTTGCTGCTGCCAGTTGCGCCCTTTTCTCCGGGTCAGTCTCCTTTTTTGCCTGTGCTGCATAATCTACCGCTTTCGCATTCAGGTCAGCCGCATTATCCGGTAACTCATAAGCTTCTTTAATAGCATCAGGGGAAGCATCCAAAAAGTTGTTCATCGCTACCGCCTGCCTGTTCTGCTTAAATTCCTGCAATGGCGCATCCGCCTTTTCAAACTCTCCTGCGGTATGTGCCGCCTTTAACAGCCCAAAAAAACCACCGATACCTGCATTAGTTTCCGCCTCTTTTAAATCAAATGGTTTTCCTTGTAATAAATTTGAGGCAATAGGATAAGCCCCGAAGATAGCGGCATCCGTAACTGCATCAACCCCCATTTTAGTAAGTTTACCATCGGTTAATATTCCTGTCGAAGTAAGTCCGTTAGCTATCTTTGGCGAAATAAACTCCCCTCCTATTGAACCCAATACATTCATGGTAGCGGCGCTTATCCCCTCGTGTACTGCTCCCTTTAAGCCCTCTTTAGCAGCTTCTGCGGGTGCGCGTCCCTGCTGCCTTGCAAGGTCATAGCTTTCCAGCCCTCCTTTAATAGCTGATATTTTTGTAAATGGATTTATCACCACTGATTTTAACTTCGCCAGTGACGCAGCATTTACGCCCATATCGGCTGTAGTGCCCAATTCCGCTTCGGGTGCTAATGCTGCCGCACCTGCTATTGGGGCTATATTGATAAGCCCACTTGTCACGTTCCCAAAAAATGTATTTGGCAACGGGTTCTTCTGATCCTGCTCCGTAGTGGCATTATTATAACTGTCAAGCCCTAAAGCAAGCTTATTAGTAAAACTGCCTGCGGTATGGTCATCCCCTAATTTATTAGCCAAATCAACTGATACGTGGGCTAAGCCAGCCAGTGGCTTTGTTACAGCCCCTACAAGCGCATGCTCAAATATTGGGAGTGTATTGCCCCAATTCCCGGGATGTGCTTTCTCAAAGTCTTTACGCTGCTTTTCTAAGTCCTGATAATATTGACTACCGGGATTATTAAGCTGCGCTTCAGGCGTATTTTGATTAGCTATAAACTGCTGCACTGCTGCTTTATCATCAGGGTTATTCTGATTAAAAATAGGGGCATCCTGTGGCATTCCCTGAAACTGTGGATTTGGCGTATTAGCTACCTGCTGGTCGTGCGCTAACTGCGCTTGTCCGTTTAATGGGAATGGATTAAAATCTTGGCCGTTCGTGCCACCACTCTGCGAGCCGTTTGAGGTAGTTGACGCAGCGGGAGTAGAAACTTTTTTTTTTACGGCCAAATCCCCGAAAGGATTAAGACCGCCCGTTTTATCCTGTACAGGCGCAGGCGTAGTCCCATGCTTGTACTGATGCAAAGCCTTTAAAAGTGGGTTATCGCCCGGAGGTGTTTCTACTGCATTTAAATCAGCCATTATTGTATATTAAATGTTTTGCTCAAAAAGTCAAACCTGTCTTGTGCACTAAGCGCCTTAAAATCAGGGCTATTTATCAGTTCTTTAAAATCATCCTGCATTTTGTCAAATTTATCAGTTTTTATCTTACTATTTCCCTTGATGGCATCATAAGGGATTGCTGCTGGCTGATACTCTGTCTTCCCTTTTTCATTTTTTACTGGCCTGTCCCCATATACCCACGGTGAAAAATTGATCTTATTCAGCTGATTTGATTTTATCAGGTTGGTTAATTGCTCTTTTGACATCACGGCACCATCCTTACTATCTGAAAAAGTTGGCTCCATCTTTATTGCCCCTGCGGTAAATTCAAAAGGCTGCGTATTTTTTATTACGTGTCCTGTTTTTATATCTACATAGCTTCCCGGGGTCGTCATTACCTTTGTTTGAGGAAAGTTCTGTGAAAATAAAGTAGCCCCTTGTTTGGGTACGACAAAGCTATTAGCCAAGATTGGTTTATCGAGATCGTCATCTATACCATTTAATTTCTTTTTGTAACCAACAATTTTAGGCACAACCTTACCATTTTTATCTATATTCTGTGAGATAACAGGGACAGTGCTTTCCTGATTGCCAAATACAACATCACCGCCATCATTCTTATTCTGCTTATCCTCAAAGTCTTTCTGCGCCCGGTTTTCCTGATTATAGGCAAAATCAGGTACGTCCTCATTCTTGATATTGGCTTTTGTCCTTGCCCGGTCAACATACTCTTTTATAATGCCATTATAAGCCTGCTTGCCCTGAAAGTCTCGTTGTGACTTCTGCTGTAATAATGCCTGATAACGCGGGTCTTGGTAACTGGTTATTCCTGCCTGTACCAATCCCTGTTGCCCTTGTGGGTTATTCCGGAAAAATACATCGTTGATATGGGTAATATCATCCAAATTATCAGGCAGGCCTTGTGCCTGCTGTGGTGTTAGCCCTGTCTTTTGCTGTATATATTGCTGACCTCCCGGTGTTGAAGCATAAAGGTTAGCCCCGTTACGTGCTGTGGCCTGCGGCATAAACTGCTTGCTGACTATTTTATGACCGCTTTTGGTAACTATCGTATTTTCAGGGGTCATTACAGGCTCCGCTTTACTCAATACGGTCGTTTCAGGATTAAACGCTTCGCTCACATAAGGCGCCTGCAATCCTTTGTCAATAATGTCCCTTAATTTATTTTTAGTATAAAAATCATGCATATTCTGTATTGCAACGGGGTCAAACTGCCCGGCAGGGCTTTCAGCTACTTTCTTATCCTGCTCCAAAAGGTGGTCTTGCAGTTGCTTTCTGACATCCTGCATATTGTATAAATGGGCGCGGTCGCTCATATACTGGTCATGGGCTGCCATCTGCTGAGGGTCGTTGGGATTAGGGTTATAAATATCGATCCCCTGTTTGGCGTAATCACTCCCCTGCTGTATGTGCTTTTGCTGCAAAGCCATCAGTTCATTATTGAACAGTGTGCCATTGGCTGCCTTAAACGCATTTTCCTTATATGATTTTGCTAAGTCCTGCGCTTGTTTTTGTTTATTAGCGGCATTTAACTGGTCTATCTTCTGATTATAGTCAATCGTGTCCAATAGCCTGTCTGCTGCCTGCGAGCCTTGCGGTAATATATACGCGGCACCTGTTCCCGCTTCACCTAATGGTACTGAATTGTAGCCGTCTGCCATTATGTTGTAGGATAACGTGAGTAAAGGTCTTTCCAACCCGTGAATTGTGGTACTTGTCCCCCTTGACTATCTGAATAAGGATTTTGAGGTTGCTGTGCCGGGGCTGTTGCAAATATACTTTGCATGGGCTTTGCATTTCCTACCCCCTGATTGCTTAAATCCGTTGTGACGTGTTTAGGGTTCAAATAGCCGGATAATACGCTTGCCCCTGTGTCAATGGCATTATATTCATTGGTATTGCCTGCCTGTGTAAGTGCTGCCTTTTGCCTTAATAACTGGTCATACTGCTGCCTGTCATAAGCGTTCTTGTTTTGATACTGCTGCCCTGCTGCTGCATTGGCATCGAGGTAAGTGCCCAACATGCTATCTTTTCCTTGCTGCTGCGCTGCGGTTAGCTGCTGCTGTGCAACATTTTTACCATAAGCCAGCTTTGCTGCTAAGTCGGCTACATCCCCACCGCTCGAAGCGCCCTGTACCCCCTGCGTATAGGCATTCTCAAAATTGTTATTTATATTGGATTGTGCCTGTGTCTGTCCGGGAAGGGTGTAATTATTATATCGGTCGCTTACGATACGCTGGTTATTAATAATGCCTTGATTAAGCTGATAGCCGGGGTTGACAGGGTTTATTTTATTCGCCTGTGACTTTTGTGAAGCACCTGAAAATAGCTTAAATAAAGATGGCGCAAGCCCGATAACACCACCTACAACAGCGCCTGCTGCTGTTCCAACACCGGGAATAACAGACCCAATTGTTGCACCTGTGGCTGCGCCCGAACCTGCTGCTCCGAAATCTAATCCCATATTACAAATATATTAATTTAACGCCCTTAATTATTCACCGCCATTATAGCTATAATTTTGATTATCTGTCATAAAATCCATACTCACTATCCTTACAAAAGTATTGCTGTCATTCCTGATCGTTACCTGCATTATTTTGCCCTGTAATTCCGCTCCGTTAAACAAGGCTTTTACCACATCGGTATAACGAGGGTCTGTCATATCCCTTAAAAAGTCGGCAAAGTAATCCCCCTGTAATTGCTTATAATTCCCCTTTTTCAACCTCGACTGCTGCCCGTTTGGTTTCCCCTCATACGGTAAGATAAATATATCCCCCTGATTTGGTGAACCCCATACGGATGAGGCTACCTGACGGGCTGAAAAGAAGTTTTTCACTACCTGATCGTCCACGTTTACATAAAAGGTTATTTCAGACTCATACTGCACCCCATAAAAGTTATTATATACCGAGCTATCATTGTTTTTCCAAAGCTGTCCATTTTTAAAGCTAAATAACTTATCCCCATACCTGATGCTGTTTTCAGGCTCTAAAGAATAGTAAGTTGACCACTTCTTAAATTTCTCGCAAAAAGCTAATGTCTGTCCGTTATCGGGATTAAGTAAATGGATGGCTATTTCAAAGGCACTTATCCTTAATGAGCCATCAGAGTAAAACTGGATATTAGGATTCCCGTCATAGGTAAACGTCTGTTCAAAGTTTACCACGTTCCCGGTTTGTGGCGTGCCATTTACTGCTCCGAATATCGGGTATACCTGCCCTGACACATAATTATCAACGGTATAAGTCAAATCGTACTGTTGCCCTGTTATTAGCCCCAATTGCGTCAGGTCGCCTTTATAGCTTACCAAGCCGGGATTGCAGGGGAAGTGCTGCGCAAAGCCTCCGCTTATTACCCATCCGCTGTCTGAGAAATCAGAAACAGGGTCTACATATCCCATTTGCCCGACTATCATTGATATACTTCCCATTATACTCCTCCTCCTGTTGCTCCTGTTGCCGGAATAGGGCACGAAGTCGTATTAAAAACTGGTGCTACATAATAGGTATTAAGTACACGGTCAGTAAGCAACGTCCATGTACCTGCTATTTTCTTAAATAAAGTATCGTTGGGCTGATTATACCAAATATCCCCATCAGAACCTCCAATGGGTGATATATTACTATTGGCATTATAGGTAATAGAAGTCCCATCCGGCACGATTGCCTGTGGTGATATTTGCTGAATATTAGGCATAATCAGTCCATCAAGGGCGCTGTTATCTAAATAGATACCTTCTAATATTGTCCATCCCAAATATCCACTATTTACTAATGCCATAATTATGTTGGATCAAGTTCTACAATTATTGGTGTTTGTACCCCTGTTTGCGTAATAGTCAACCCCATATTCGAAACAGTATATGGGGTTATAGTACCATTTGAATCTACCCTTAGCACACCCACGCCCCCATCCGTACTGGGTAAAATCTTCACATTGACCGAATACCCTGTCCCGGATGCAATAGTACCCGATACCGATGTACCTGCTAATATATTAGTTCTACTATAAACTAATGTTGCCCCTTTGAATACTTTTACAAAAGCAATATTAAAATCAGTAGTTGTATTATTAATACTTATTGTTGATGTTGGCGGGATTGGCGGTACAAACGGAATTTGTAAACAATAAGCCGAAGAATCACGCATCTTGTACCCCTTCTGCCTGATGGCAGGATAACTTACAGTGATGCATTCATTCTTAATAGTCGTAAAAGAGGAGTCAGGCAATTGAAGCTTATAAGTAAAACTGTCCGTACCCACAAAGGTAGGGTTCATGGTAATCTCAAAATTACCCGTAATCCCATTATAAACCACATTCCCGTTTACGGGCTGTGTCACTACTATTCCTGTGCTGTTATTCGGATTAATATCCTGCACTGTTGACCATATATTTGAATTAAATCCCCCGTTGAATAAAACCTCGATATAAGGCAATATAGTCCATAGGGCTTCATCATTCTCCCGGTCAAACCCTGATAGCAACTGAAGCCCATATTGCTGTACAATGGCTAATAAAGCCCTGCAAGCTTTGTCAAAAAAATATATAGAGGAAATAGCATCGCTTCCGTCGCCTGCTATTCTTAAAAACACTCCTGAATTGGCAGAAGCCAGATACATATAATTCCCGTTCGATGTCCAGCTTTCAGGATTATTGCCTATGCCCCCCTCCCATGCAAAATACTGCATCTGATTTAGCAGTTTTTCGGTTGATGCTAACAACGTATTGCCATCTGCTCCTGTAGTAAGCTGGTTATTTACCAATATATAACCACTCTTTAGTTCCTTAAAGGCATATAAACGCGCCTCCCTGAACTTGGTAAGCTGTATCACGCCGTACGGGTCATCATAATCCTCCCTTGATGCACTGTCGAAGTCATTCAATCCATTGACTGAGGTATCCTGTATATAATTGTTGGAATAGCGCACCCGTGAGCCAAACAACTTCTTCCCCAATCCCAAGTCCTGCGGGTACACCCTGCCAGTATCATGCATATCGGAGAAGTAAAAGTCTGAAAAATTAGGGTCAACGGCCTTGTTTACCGTTACCTGAGTACCGGGAAAGATCGTATTGGTCGGGTATTCCCTGTTTCTGATATAAGCATCTCCGTTTATTACACTCATTAAAGCAGGCGCAATAGCAGACTGATTTTGAACATTTGCAGCATGATAGGCATTTGCTGTTCCCCAGTTGATTATTTCAAACTTTTGTCCGAAGTCATAGAATATCTTGTAATCGGTGGATATAGCTGCTGCCTGCGGGGTGTATATCTCCACAATGGAATTAGGAAGTATCGTTATCCCGGTCGGCTTTGCTATCCTTATCGTTCCCCTGCGGTCAATAAGTACAAAATTAGGATATGTTACTACGGTCGTGGGTGAGGACGTATTATCTCCTACAATGGGTTCATCGAGAGCGTATGTATTTGCTCCGGTATCTACAGTCACAATTAACCGCTCATTGCCATTAATCTGTATATTAAACCCTGCCTGATCTAATCTAACAGGTTTTGTAGGAGTTACTATTGTTGACCCATTAACCGTTATATTGGAATTTACCAATTCAGTGGTCTCTGTGCTATAACTTAATATCTCCGTGTCGTAATATTGATTATATAGATTTCCTGTAGCTGTATCTAAAACCGGGCGCAGCCTGTCACCACGCGTAAACTCATAAGTTAAGATTGAGTTTGGGTGCAGTTTATTATAAGTAGGCAGGCTGCCTATCGCCAAGTCAAGGTATTCACCGTCCCCTATGGTTCCGGGGTCTTGTTCAATCACCTGCTGTATAAGCGTCCAAATAAAACTGGCAGTATCAGGTGTTCTCACTAATTTCCAGTATTTGGCCCACAACGGGGGTTGGTGGTTAATGGTAATGGTGTGCACAGGGCGCTGAAAGTCACCGTTGGTATTTAATCCTATTTCGGTAATAAAGGGTGTTCTTACAACGCTTGTCGGGGAGGTATATGCCAAGCTTTCCCTTCCGTCATCATCCACATATACAAAGCCGTAATTTCTTACAGTGCCATATTTTACAAGATTAAAGGATGTACCGTCATCCTTAAGGCTTTCAAAGGAAACAGGGGTAACACTTCCTGAAAAAACCGTTTGGCTTGATTTCCACTTCCCCAAGTAACCATAATCCCAGTGCACAGTGCCTGAGCCGTCCGTACCCTCGTTTGATATGGCATTGGGGTTCGAGGGATACCCACGCCCTATGCTACGTAAAAACTGTTTGATCTGCGCAGCAACCGTTTCGGCAGTATCATTGCCATTTGCCGTATAGGTGAAAAAATAATTATCCTTATCGCCTGCCGACCCTGAAATATTTAAAGGGTCAAGTATCTCATTGCTCGTTGTACTACCTCCGTTGGTGCCGTAAATATTATATACGTTTCCTTTTTTTACATCAAAACCTATCGTAAACCTATAGGTAGGGTTATAACGAACCACCACAAATAATTGCTGCTTTTCCTTGTTTACAGAAACAAGGGTAACGGTAATAGAGGGGTTGTTAAGTTGATTTACCGTGCCAGCAGGAATAAACAGGTCGGTAAAGGTACAGGCTACGCTTGCATCCACCAGTACACTGTCAAACCCCTCCTCAAAATTGGTGTAGGTCATCGCATTCCTTACGAATGCCTGACATTTAGGGACACGCGGCAAATAACTATACAGCCTGTTTATCTTATTTTGGTCGGTATTGGAGTATGATCCATCGTTATAAAAGTTCCATATATAAGTTGATAGATCGGGTATGCTCAGTTCATCTTTATTCAACAACTGGCAGACAACAAAGTCTGTGATCTGTATTTCCCCTACGGCATTTATTTGGTTATTATTAACCTTAACTGCTATCTCTATTTTCTTTACCAGTGAACTGCCTGTGGGTACTGGTAAAGCAATGGCATTATTCGTATTGGTAATCCCTGCTATGCCTAAATAACTTTGACTTGAAGGAAGCGGAACAACCGACCAATCACACCAGTTTGACAATTCGCCATCATCATAATGCCACCGTACCGTGAATTTAAAAAGGTTGGCATACAGGTTATTGGTATTTCTTGAAGTATCGGTAATATAATAAGGTACAGGGGCGAATATCGCTGTTTGCTTATAGGCGGTTATATAGTCCTCGTAAATGGCAAACCCATAGCCATTGACAGACTGATCCATCATTTTTGATATATTGAATTTACGGGCTTTATTTAAGCCATCAGTCCAGTATATCAGGTTACCCGCAATAATGTCTGTGTGTAAAATCAGATAATTGGGTGAAAACTTTAAAATATCAATCCCATTACTTTGTGTAACTGACTGAAAAACACTTATTACCTGATTGGTGATGTCATTATACAGGAAAATAGTATGAAGGGATGTATCGTTATAGACAAAGAAAAAAAAGCGGTTATTAGCTTCATCGGGGTAAGAACCTATTGTTCTGTTATTTCCTGACGGAAGTGGTGTAGTAATTAACGTGGTGCCTTTTACATTGGTGATAACCCCTAAATTGCCAAAAGAAAAATAACGGCAGTTGAGCATATACCGAGCCTTTGTATTGCTGAGATATTCAGGACTTGTATCACTGTCCATCCCATCAATGAAAACATGCTTACTATTCTTTTTTTGTGGTATAGCCATTATCTTGGAGAAGATTTATACATGGATTGTGCTGTATTGGCCATAAATAAGGCTGTTCTGTAATTGTAGAGCCTTTTTAGGCGATTATATTCCCTTTCATAAGATTGACGGTTATACTCCGATAGTTGAAGATTTCTATTTAAATACCACTCAGCCAAAGCATAATATTTAAGGCAGTTCCATTGCTCTACGGGGATTAAGGTAAGCCCGTCTTCTACGCCTGAGCTTTTGTATTCTACCACAATTTCTGCATCTATAGGTAGTAAACTGCCAATATAAATCTCACCTAATTTTCTATTGATATTATAATAACCATTACAGTTAAAGTTTCCGCCTACTCCGTAAAGCTCGCCTAATCCCGTAGCCGTAAAAGGGTAGTTATAAAAAAAATACTGGTCTCCGTAAGCTCCCCCATCCCAAATACAGTTTAATGCTTGGTCTGTCTGCTCCTGCGTAAGCGTTTCCCGTGTGATGCTTGTATCCAACGTCATCACTGCTATTATGCCATTTCTCTTAATTCCTATCTTGGTCTCAAATACAAAATCATCGGGTAATTTAACCACATTGTCATATTCCAGTACCGCAGTTTTTACGCAAAATTCCTGATCTACATATAGATGTAATTCCCTGTACCCTGCAAGTAGTTTGCGCATAATGCTGAATTTGAACCTGCTGGTTGAATCCGACAAATCGACACATAAATCATCAGCAATAGTTTCTATGGGTACGAGTGCTTTTGACATATTATGAAGCGTTTAAGTCCTGTTTATTTACATCCACATCTGCGGGTTGCTGCCGTTGTGCTGAGAAATGCTGCACGCACAAATCTATTACATCAGCCTCTAACCCTGCTGCTATAGGTAACTCATCATTATCGGTATACTGGCTGGGGTCAAGAATTACTATAGCATTTACAGTAGTGGCAAATTTAGTTACGTTCCAAAGTTGTACGGTCTGTCCCATTTGCAGGAAAAGCCTCGTATTGGGAAATACATCTTTGTAATAATTGATCATGCTTACCTCCCCGTCCTGCACAGGTGTGTAAGTATTTCCAAAGTCGTCCTGTAAATTCCTTATTCCCTGATTTCCGGCAAACTGCAAAACTACTTTCGGCAAGGTAATAGTAGGTATACTTCCTGTCCTTGATATTGTCAGGTTGGGGAACGAGGTATAAAAATAGCTTGGGAAGTCCCTGTTATACTCCTCTTTTTTGTTCGTAAAGTAAAATTTGGTGGTGGCGAAGTTCAAGGCGATAGGCAGATACGCCCGTATATCAGCACGTTGCACAGCGGAATCATCGGTCAAATTTCCGCCATTTACTCTTAAAAGAATTAAATCTACCAATTTTCCCTGCAACATGCTATATTACCTCCAAATACTTATTAATAAGTCCATTTTCATTTAAAAAATTGATATATGCGTCCCTTGCATCTTCCTCTTTTTTAAACCTACCTATTTTAATACTTTTACCTTTAAAACTTATTTCTGCTATCCATCTATCTTTTCCTTTTTCAAAATAAACACCTGTAAATTTTGAGGTTTTATTTATACGTAATGCTCCATGCGAAACATTTTCTCTCGAATTAACTAATTCTAAATTATCCAACCGATTGTTTTCCCTGTTCGAATCTTTATGATTCACCAATAAACCAGATAATCTTTTTCCTATAAAAGCATCTACAACAAGATATTGTATTAAGTATGCCTTTCTTTCCTTATTTTTAACAAGTGTTACGGATAAATACCCGCTTTTAGGATGGCAACGCTTTAAAAAGGTAACATTTTTATACCTGCCAATAAGGGTTTTTACACGACCAAAATCAGATATTTCATAAATACCCTCATATCCAATTACAGGTAACCAAGTTTCTTCGTTGTTCATTAGCTATTTTTCTCCCCTTTCTGACATGCCTAAAAGATACTCTTTAGGAATGCCTAATTGTGAATACTCAAAAAGTAACTGGTCTTTCATCTCTAATCCCAGCATTTCCATCATGTGATAATAAAAAAGGTTATATACTACAGGCGACCATATCAAATCATGCCCTGCGGTAGCTACCACATAATCTGAATTAGCGTCTGAGTTTTCAGTCAGCACTATCGTCGCTATAGGTGGCACTTTGCAATAAACCAATGTTACAGGCAACTGTTGGGCAGGCATCACTTGTATCGAACCGTCAAGATAGTAGTAGGAATAGTTCCCATCTGCGACACTTGGCCTTCTTACATAACTCGTGCTATAAGCCGATATTTGGCTTGATGCTATTTTACTGGCAGGTGTAGGTATTCCACCTATATTTATCCAAAGGCTGATTAACCTGAAATAATCAGATGGGTTGGAAATAACGCCAAAACTGTTTGATGAGGAAAATATACCAGTGGATGTAGAAGTGCCGCTATGGGTCACTAATAGCCCGAACAATGCATCTTCAACTTTTTGCGACTTATCATAGTTATCACACAAAACATTGGCTATACGCTTCTGTACAGTATCAATATCCCTGTTCCAGTCGTTTTCTGACTGATAGCCGCTCGTACCCGTCTTTGCGGAGGTCTGTACTTGATTCCAAAGTGCTACTATGCTAATCATTGGGTGCTAATATAAAACAAAAAACCCGTCCATTTTACGGGACGGGTTTCAACATGAAAAACCAAAAACTATTTCAATTATTAACCAAATAATTCTTACTCATGATACCTCATATTACCACTGCCGGGAGTTGAATATCCCTCGTAATAATCCTGCCGTACTTGTGGGATTACTTTAGGTTGCTCTATGGGTTGTGACTGTGGCTTCTTTACCCACTCATCCAACCAATCCCCCATCGTTTTCATATCATTAAAAGGCAACCCCTGTTTTGCGCTGTCCAAAAATTGCTGTTTGGTAATAATGTTCCCCTTAGGAGTAGTATACACGTCCGGTATGACAGGCGCTTGCGCCACCGCCTTTAACTTCTTTACCGATACTCCCTTTGCAGGCTTTTTACCCCCTGTACCCCCATCGCCATTAATTACTAATTCCATATACTAATTTATAAAAAAAACCTGCTACTTTTTTAGGGTAACAGGTTCTTTAAATTAAAAAGGTTCTTTATACCGTTTCTGCTACGGGGCAATTCTCATCAAGCCACTCCTGTATATTATCATCCGTCACCTCCGAAGCTAATACCGCTTTATACAAAGCTGATATTTTTATGGTCGATTGCGTTTTTCCTGTCTTGACCAAAAGGTAATCCTTTGCCTCATTAAAGTTTTTTGGCAGGTTGCCGCCAGTACCTACTTTTTTCAGGTGGTCAGGCAGTGAATTGCCTATCTGTTTTCCTGTTTCATCAGGGATGCTCTCCAAATCCCTCAATGCTTTATCCCTTGCGCTAACACTATCATTCATGTTGTTCAATAGGAACAGGAAGTTATTCAGGTCATTCAGGATATGGTTTTTAAGTGCTTCACGGGCATTTACCGTCACGTTGTATATATCCAGTATCGTTTCGCCGCTGAGTTGCCCTGCCGTCCACTTCCACCGCCTTGTTTCGCCAATGGTTTCCTGTTTGAAAATCTCCTTATCGCAGAAGTGTTCTATCTGCCCCTCTATCATGGTGATACGCTGGTCTTTCTTGGTAAGGTACACGGCCGGGAATTGGGAAGCGTAATTCATCAGTTCTGCCGTTACCTCATGGTCGTCCTTATTATGCGTTCCTGTAATCCCTAACCCTTTAGCTAAAATACGGGCATCCTCGCCTTTAATTGTCTTGGCATGTAAAATAGCCTCTCCCAAAGCATCAAGGTCACTGATACGTTTATTTGCCCTCGCTGCCGTATCAATAAATTCAAACTTGGACTTATCTCCATCTTTATGAAAAGGAGACAAAGCATTGGTAGGGTGAAAATACCAGAATACTGCCAAATCTAAATCTTCTGAAAACTGCTGCCCCGCACCGGGCATATCTACCCTAACCGGAAAGTATATCCAAAGGTCGCTGTCATTAGGGTCTTTTCTCCTTGTCTTGGCATACCGTATCTCAATAGGCATTTCACCATCTTCCACAAAGAACCGAGCCAATACGTTTGAGCCTGCCGGGTATCTCTTTTTATTATGGTTGGCTAAATCCTGCCATCCGTTAGTTCCCTCAAACTCCGGGCGTTTTAATATTTTGCCCATATCCACCTTAAACCTTTTGCAAAGGTCTGTCCGCGATATTACCTCGTTGTCAATTAGTAGCATTTTCTTTTAATTTAAGTTCCAGTTTTGTTTTTACTATTTTCTCCCTGATAGCCATATCAATAAACTTCGACGGTATAACCCCATGGGACTTTTTATAGTCCTCCATGAAGTCAATGTCCTCTTGGTTTATAATAATGACTTTTTTCATAAAGCAAGTATAAACATATATTTCTATATATTTTTTAACGCAATAAAAATCCCCTGCTTTACGGCAGAGGATTTTATTATTAAATGTAAAGACAATATCATAGTATCATCGCCTCAGGATGGCCTATAATCCAAGCATCGCCAAGAGCAAAGTGAGCGGCTATCTCACTACGTAAGTAAGTATACTGAACGTCTTGATCGGTTGATTTAGCAAATATCGCTTTCATCTCACCTGCGCTTGTTACAGCCCGTCCGTTGCCTGCGCCTGCATTTATCCATACTTCGTTCTCACGAGAGTAGCCATCTGTGCCGCGGAACTCGTAGCCTACATAAGGCACACCCTGAGCATCGCTTTCAGACGACTTACCGAAAGGTGAAGCAATGAACACGTCTTTGTAGCCTACTGCGCCTGCTCCCTGAGCATTAGAGAACTCTTCTGCTTTGGTTTGAAGGAAAGTAAAGTTGCCTACACGGAATCCATCGATGCCGAGATTGATGAACATGCCCTCCGTATCAAAACCATTGTCAAGTGATTTTTGACGGCTGATGACATCGGACATATAGCGGTCAGATACGCCTGCCACCCAAGTATAGTTTATTAGGTCAGCAAATGCCTGTTGAAAGGCGATATTAACATTATATCCCTCAAATAACATTACTTCCGAGGTAGAGATACGGATGTCGTTGAAATAGGCTGATATAGCATATAGATCGGCCTGTGTCAGGTTAGACGGATCATAAGAGAAGTCATATCCCCATTTCCTTACAAAATCTACCATCCCTTCCGTTCCGTTTACGGGAACAGTGGTATTCAGCGGGGTAGAGAAATCTGTAAAGTTAGTGAACTGGCTGCCGAACATAAAGGTGTTCCCTTTAGCCATCTCATGGCGCATCTCCGCATCTTTCAAACCTTCCAAATAAAGCAGGTGGCTTCCCGGTACTGGCATAAACTTCACCTCAGTGGTCATGTTTGTACCTGATACCAAATGTGTTTCGTCTATGATCTGGAAAGTATTCTGATATTTGTATTGCAGGTTACGCAATGAGCTGATTTGCCCTGTTGCCTCACCTTTGGCTGGTGATACGTAGAATAATTTAGCTCCGGCTACAATATCTGCTGCTGCTGTAGCACCCGTACCGCACTGTAAAGTGATACGGTGCAATGAAGGAACAGTAGTAGTATCCTTAGCAATAACGCGGTATTTATTACCATTGCCTAAGCCGTAAACTTCACTTACGCGGGGACGGGAGTAATATGCTGGCTGACCTGCATAGTTCACCTCTACATCCATTTCGTCTGCTGTAAGCGAAACCTGCACGGTAGTAGCGTTAATTACGCTGATAACAGTACCTAAAATTAGCACGTTGTTTGGGCGTGGCTTTTCGTAGTGCTGTGTTACCGGGCCTTGTACGGCACGGGATGTATTCAGCCTGCCGAATTGAAATGCCCTGATCTTGGCAAGCGTAGATACTGGGTATCCTGCCTGTTTAAAATATTCAGGGAGTATCTGTGGGTTATCCGCTAATAGCGTTGACCCTAATATAAAGACATCACCGTAACCACCCTCGACATGGGTAGGCGGATTAATTCCGCTATTTACGTTGCCTTTTTCCAGTTGTGGGTTTAATCCAGTATATGGCATTTTTTAAAGTTTTAATAAGTTTAATATTCTGTTATTTTTTACCCACCAAACCGTTTAAGAATTTATTGTAATCTGCATTTGAGTTTTCAGACACCTGAACTTCCGGAGATTTCGGAAGGCCCGACTTATTCTCATACTTGTTTATAGCATCTTCCGTAGCTTTTGCATAAGCACTATCCCAAATCCTTTGGGATATAACAGGGAAGTTTTCATCAAGGTAATAGGCGTTAATGGTCTTGAAAGCCTCCTGAACAGTCTCATTATTGATAGGCGTTTGCCCATCCATGAAATATTCCGTCAGCTTATCTCCAATCTGCGCTTTGAACTCCGCAGGATAATCAAACTTCAGCTTACCCTGTTCCACGCCGTCCTTGTTTTTAAAGGAAAGCTCTCCCATGCCATTGATTTGGCTGGCGATATTAGGAACGGTGCTTTTTACATAGGTCTCGTGTTGAGCCTTTTGTGCAAGCGTTTGAAGTTGTACGTCCTCTGCCGGATTTGTTACCGTTGATGTTTGGGCTTTATATTGGGCTAAAGCGGCTTTGTCGGTATTGGAGTCTACACGAAGCTTTTCTTCAAGTATCTCCTTTTCGTCACTGCCATCATCGTAATCGGTAATAGGATAATCCTTATCTACCATTTTACGTGCTACGCTCTCTTTATAGCCGTCTATTAAAACCAGTTTTGCTACTTTAGCATCAATAGGACTGAGGGTGTTGATGTCCCCTATCGCATTGATTTTCTGAAAATTATTCAGTTGGTCAACTGTAGCGCCTTTTGAAACAAGGTCATTGAGTATCTTCACATAGTCACTGGCAAATGGATTTTCTTTGGTTTTAGCCTCGAAAGTGTCCCTTTCCGTTTTCAGTTTATCATACTCTGATAGTTTCGGTAAAGACTGCTTAAATGCATCTACATCCTTAAACATACCGCCTGTTATTTCGTCTACCCATTTGTTGGCATCGAAAGCGGGTTGCTCGGTTGTTGGTTTAGCCTCTGGTTCTGCTGGTTGTTCGCCTGTTGGTGCTACCTCACTCATCACGGGTGCTGCTGCGGGTTCATGAGTAGCAACTGGTGCCTGTTCCATCACGGAAGTCGGCTGTGGCGTTGATACCTCTTGTGAAATTGAAGCGATTAACTGTTCATCTATCGTTGGCATATTATTTTATTTGGTTACAATAATAATTTAATTTATTCAATATTTTTTTATGCCGCCTGTTCCTGCTCTGGCTGTGGCTGCTGATTTGGGTCGGCAGGCATCGCATTAGGGTCTTGTGGCGGCATTCCCTGATCTTGCCCCTGTACAGGTAATCCCTGTGGTTGCGGGTTTAAAATAGCCTGTATCTGCTGCTGGTTGCCCTGTACCTGCCCTGCCACCTGTGCCCCGTTTATGGGTTGCCCTAATGCCGTCTGGTTCTTTAAAAATTCCTGCATTAGCATCCTGTTTTCCTGACCCAACTCTTTTATCAGTTGTACCATGGCATCTGCCTGCCCTGTCGCTGCTGCCTTTGTCTGTATGTTCTGTTCGTCTCCCTGTTGTTTCTGTGCTGCCGACTGCTGCTGTGCCTGAATATTATTCTGCTGGTTCTGCTGCTCCTGCTGCATAGCGGCTTTGGTCTTTTTAGCCTGTATCTGAGCCATTACATACATGGCCTCGCGTATATTACCTGCAATAACCCTATCGTACACGTACATCCATTCTGCCACACTTAATCCCTGTGTACCGTTCGTCTGGTCGCCCAATGCTTTTTGCTGCTGTATGGACTGCAATAACTGCTGTTTCTGTGCATCTGTAGTCCCCATCTGCACGTCAAGGTTAAACTCAGCGTTAGCGAAGTCGCCGCCTAATTCCAGTATTTTCATATTCTTCACCCCTAAAGGCGAGAAACCTATCTTTGCTCCGGTGTCCTTTGCTACTATCTGCCATTTTTTTATAATATCCTCAAAAGCAGCCCTGAAAAGTGATATATAGGCGTTAAAAGTGGGGTAAAGAGCAGAGTTTGATGCCTGCATCGAAAGCTGTGTCTTTCCCAAGCCATCGTATTGCTGCGGGGTTGACCCATCCGCTCCTTGCGGGATGCCCAACACTTCCCGTATCTCATTTACTTTATTGACAATAATCTCCCCATAGGTATTCAGTACGCCCACAATCTTTGTCACATCTAAAAAGTCTATAGGTTTTGCCCCCCCTGCCATATATAGGGGCTTGCCGTGGTCATCAAGCCCGTTGTAGTACAATACCCCTCGCTCGATAAGGGCTTGTAATATATCTTCGGGCTGCTGTTTTATACCGTTCAAAAAGACGTTTTCAATCAAATCTTTTTGTATCGCCATGCCCGGTGCTGCGGGTACGGTAGCAAGTGTATTACGCTGTTTAATAATAGCAAGATCAATATCATCCACCAAAGCGATACAACGCTCCACAAGGCTTGCATTACCGGTCTTGGTGAAGAAGTAGTCCAGCCTTGGGGTTTTATTTCCATCAGGGCCGTAATACACTACATCAGAACAAACACCATAGTCCAAAAACATATCCGTGCCTATTATCCATTGCGCATAATATTTACGGATAACACTTTTCCTGATTACCTCGTCCCCGTTCTTTTCGCTTTTTTTATCCTGCTGAAATGTGTACGGCGCTTTCTTAAAGAAAATATCTCCGTCACCGCGTGTATTCTTGATGTTTGTTTCTATGTCTGTACTCAACCATTGAGCATCCAGCACCATTATTTTTACCCTTGAAACAGGGTCATTGTCAAAATTCGAATAATTGTTAAAATTTTCCCTTGCCCGCCATCCTTTAGTGCCTATTAAACTGGCAAACTCCGGGTTGTACCATGCAAACGATTTAGCCAAATAGTTAATGTTTTCAGCACTAAGATCAGGGTTTTCTTTTACCACATCGGCTAAGGTCATTATCCTTATCTCCCCTGCCCGTGTAATATCCTGAAAGTCATTGTACTCTGAATAGGGGATAATAGCCCTGTCGATATATACTTTCCTTATCTTGGGCAGTTTGGTTGATTTTTCAATGTACGTTTTCCACCCGGTTAAGGCTACCTGTATCAAATCATCAAAAGTGCTGTCCTGAGTCACCTTATAACCCGATACCATCTTTGTTTTAAGGCAAGCCGCTACACAAGCCATTTCCCTTTGCATGGTATAACCCCCTGTATCAAAGTAAAGGTCAACATCATCACTGCTCTGCATGCCCATTGTCCGAGGGTCTGATTGTGGTGGTATCTGATAATTGGACTGCTTCAAAAACTCTTGGGTGGCAGGGTGTAACAAGTATTTTAAGGTAGCTTTTTCGGCTTCTTTAGTGGCTAAGCTATCGGTATCTATACAGGAAACTTCCACATCGTACTCTGCCTGCATATTCTTTTCCCGCATCACATCGAACATCTTTGGCAGGATATAATAGTTATCCCAGCTGATATTCATCTTGGTAGGGTACGTGCCGTCATTCCGGCGCTTGCTCCTGCCTATTACGGTATCTTTTAGCTTTGAGCTTCCTTGTTGCCCAGTGGCGTAAGCCCTTAATTCCTGAAAGGTTCTTTTCTGACCAAACTCAAAGGGCACATAACAATAATTTGAGGCATAATCGGCTATAAAAGCACGTACTATTTGCAGATACCAGTCTTTTTGTAGTTTAAGTGAGGGGTCTATGTTATCGGAGGGATAGGCATATTGATACCGTTTACCACTATATTCAGATAACTTTAAGTATTTTTCAGCCATAGTAGCAAAAGTAATATTATTAGCTGTTTATTTTTTTAAACGTAGTTTTCATGATAATGAATAATTTCGCTTTGTTCAATAAACGCCTTTCTGCTTGTTGGTATTGTAGCAGCAAACAAGGCCCATCCGCAAGCAACCCCTAAGTCTTTTTTCCCTTTATTTGCATAATTCATCGATAATAACTGTTCTAATAAATCAGGATGATCTATTGTATTCCACCATTTACAAGATAATGTAGTTAGAAATGTAAAATAAGCATCAATATTCCCCTCTGTAGCACTTACGCCATCCCTTTCTTGCTGTCCCCTGTAGTTCTTAAAAGTAGTTGGGCGTTCCATTTTATACAGATCATAGTTTCGAGTTGAAAGATAGGTAACAAGCGCGTGTTGCCTGTTCTTTTCTATTAAGGCATCACTACCATAATATCTTAATGTTAAAATAACATCCTCAAAAAACTCCATTGGATCATTCGGTCTTTGTACATAAGTACAACATACGCGGTTCGTAATAAAGTCAAATCCGCCGTTTACAGGATCGCCTTTTCTTATACCCTGCTCAGGATCATCAAATTGATAATATTTTTCCTCACCCCCATCAATATACTCATCCAATTTGGCAAACACACATATTCCGCCTAATGATGGGTCGCTTTCCAAAACACTCTTTTGATCGATCGGGTCAATACCGGTACAAAAACGTGTTGTATTTGCTGGCTTTGGAGCAACTATACCATTTATAATTGCATTCTGTTTCAAGCCAAAATCAGAAGGATGTTTAGAAATTATCCATTTACCTTTGCTATTTGGCTCCCAAACTACAACACTATCTCTAACACCATCTTTCCAAACAAGATTGCCTTTTACATACAGAGATTTTGGGGCATCATTCTGAATATAATAAAGCCGTCTTTGTAATTTTTCAACATCAAACTGGCTTCCTTCATTAGTCGTTAAAAACACATCTTCGATAGTAATAGCGTTCATACGCTTATACTCAATCATGCCCTTGATGTCACCTACCGCCATATAAGCAGCTAAATCACTTTTTATTTTTTCAAGTGCTAATTCTTTTTGAGGGAAACCCCATCTATCAGGCGGAGCGCAATCTAATGCTCCTCTGAAAATTCTATATAATCCTGTAAGTGTCTCTCCGTTTGAATTTCGCTTTTCAGGATCACTTTGATTCCAAAATTTCTTAGCGGTTTTTAACGTTTCTCCACCGCTTAATTCTTCAACTGTTGATGTGAAAATTGCCTTGCCTAAAATATTATTGGTAATCTTATTATACATGGCCTGCTTTACAACATTCCATGTATATAATGGGTCGGCTAATTGCCACTTTCCATGCTCATCATTATAATATCTACCGTAAGTACCTGTTCCAAAAACGTGAGGTTTAGTTGCGCCATAAAGAATAGCACTATTTAATGGCTGATGTTCATATTCATCATAAGTTATTTGGGCTATACCATGCTCTGTTTGATTTTTTAACATCTTCCCTTTTGAAAGAGTTTCTCTTTGGTAGTCAAAAATTAATCCATCTTTTGGGTCTGATGTACCTCTGTTGGTGGCTCTCATATAAAAAACCATTTCTCCATGAGCATGGAGAATACGAGTATAAGCATTATCAAAAATGTCATCCTCATTTATAGACTGCATTGCTGCCTTTACACCCCTTACCCTTGTAGTATACTCATATATAATACAGATAGCCTTTTCGGTATCACCCGCCTGCCTGCATTTATCATCTAACAGTCCGTAACATTTTGGATCGTAACAAATATGTAGCCACATAATGAAAAATTCCCAATCTGTATACCTGTAAATAAGGTTATCAGCGGTCATAGATGTCCAATAAGTAAGAAAAAAATAAAAAGGGCCGGGAATGTAAAATTTTTCTCCTTTTATAAAAATCCAAACTCCATTATGTCGCCTGTGATGTTCATCCCTTATAAATAATTCTCGATCTTTAGTATGCCATCTTTTTAAATCGGGTGGTATAAATACTCTGCGCCATATTTGGTCATTTATTGGTAATTTATAATTGATACAATCTTCGTCTTTAGGAGCTTCTGGAAGAATTATATCATAGCCATAAACATTTATTTTCTTGGAAAGTGTAGTGAATTTAATATCATATAAAGGAATACCGCTTAAATCAATTTTACCGTCATCCCTTATGGTTTTTTTCCAATCAGTCATAAGGGTAATTTTATTTGATGTTCTACTATCTTACTGCCTTTCTGAATATTTTCCTTCCACCATAAGGGTTGTAAATTTGTATAATGACATAATATTCGTAATTCTTCTTCTGTTTTGGCTGTTGATAAAGCCATTTTATGGTCAATATGCCATCCGAATTTGCCAAAATTTTCCCATGACATGCCTTTTTTAAATTGCCTTTCAATATGTATTTTGGCAGTCTCGTAATCACATCCAAGCAACTCTTTTGACCTGCCTTGTTTACCCCATCCTTGTTTTATTTTAAACGCTCTGGTTACGCCATTTCGTAATGAAACAATCATTCTATTAAATGGATCATTATCGTACCTTTCTTTTCTTAATATTCTCCTTCTCTCATTGTAATTTCTTTTATACAATTTTATTTCTTCAAAGTGTTCACTGGCATATTTAGCGCTAATGGCATTAAGTTTTTCTTTGTTCGCTATCTGATATTGTCGTTTATATTCCTTATTTTTTTCAGCATTTTTTTTCCTATATGCTTTTTGATAGTCTTCTGTACAAACCTTACATGAATATTGAATACCTAATTTTCTTTTTTTATGTAAAGGAAATTCTTCAAATTCTTTCTCAATATTACATTTAATACAAACTACTCTCATATAACACTCCTTTCCTGAGCAAACTTTTCAGGGTATCCAATTATTTTAACCATTTCATTAAACACAATAGCATTTTTCATTTTTATATCAGGAAATAAGCGCTGCTCGTAGCGTTGTAACTTTTCTATAAAATCCTCAGAGTTCTTTTCTAAAAGCAATTTACGCTTGATATAAGCGTCAATATCATCATCTTTTGCCTTTGGTTGGTTCAGTTCTTTTTGCAGTTCATAGTAAAGCCTGTTAAGTGTCCACCATCTGGTAAAGTCGTGCTTTGACTGCATCTGAAGATAAACAGAGGTTATATCAATTATCTTTTTATGCTGCCACTCCAAAACCTGCTTATACAATTTTTTATTTTTTTCAATATCGATTTTAAGGTAGTCAAAAATTGCCTTTACCTTGCTGTCCAAATCGTTTATTTTAAGGAAAGGACTGTCAAAGTCAGATAAGCAAATAGATATTTTTATCTCGTCATCCGAGGCGGTAGAGAACTCTGAAAAAGAGGAAAGATGAGTAAAGTGTTCTATTAAAGACAGGTTCTTTGGACATGATTCGAAATTTATCAAGCACTTATCAAACTCGTAGTTCATAATCAAATATAAGAGATATTTACGGTGTTCTCATCCAGTACTGCGTAGATGTCCTTACGCTGTATCCTAAGCAACTTTTTATCGCTGAATACCCTGTGCAGACCGTACTCTAATTCTTTGGCATATCGGGGATCGTAGAGTATCGTATCGCCTTGTTCTGCTGCGCCGTCCTGATAACCCCTAAAATCAAGATATTTATTACAAGGTGCATTAGCGCTGATAATTTTTGCTTTTGCCCTGTTCCTGTTCTTTTTTTCAGTTTGGTTAAGCATCAGTTCTATCCCCGCTACTTCCTGCTTTTCTAACTTCTCATTTTCTATCAGCACAAAACCATTGAGCATCTTACACTCATTATCCCTTAATGCAAGAATGAGCATGTCATACTTTATCAGCATCATTATCCCCTCGTTAGTAAGTATTTTTTCTGATAACTGGTAAGCCAAGTATTCAAAATATACCTTATCGCCTTTTTCTATTTCTACGGGGACATTATACTGCACACTTTGACTCCTCAGGTGATCAATTTTATGCTGTACATAGGGCTGGCGCACAAATGTGCCCTGCCTGAAATCATTATTGTCCTGTAAGTCCCAAATATCATCTGCATAAAATTTAAGTTTTTCAGGAACAGCATACACCGTCCCGCAAACAGAGACATGCTCCATTTCTGTTGAGTGCATGATACCTTTCTCATCGTATTTGTAACTTGCCGCTAAAATGCCTGTTTCATTCCCTGAGAACTGGTAGGTTTCAAAAGCCTTATCCGGCTTCACTAATACATAATTACTTAAAATACGC